TGACGGCAATCTAGTAGATGCCAATCCTGGCTACAGTCGGGAATCCAATGCCGACCAACCGCAACTGCTGAACAATGCGGATCTTGGGCTAGACCAAGGTTCTACCACGGTAGGCGGTGCTAGACCAGTGGTCACTGTGAATCAAACTCAATCTGGTCCTGCCGATGGAGGTGACGATCAACGCGACACTACCACGGTCAATGTGGGCGGCACGGCATCTACCGACGGAAGGCCCGCTATCGCGCCGGAATTCCTGTCGCCCATTGACGCACGCCCCAATCCACTGGCCAAGCTGGCATCCATGACTTATACAGTGAGCTGGTATATAATGACACCTCGTGAGTATGTGAACATGCTGAACAGCCAACGCAAGTCCATAACCACAGAATCTCTGATCGTGCAGAGCGGTGGCATTGACGGAACTCCCATCCAGGGAGTAGGACGTCGTAATCCTTTTTTCAAATATGATTACTATTTTGATGATCTCACTATAATGAGCCAGATCGGCACGCAGAGCGGCGCCAGGGCACACAACGCAGTAGAGATGGAGTTCAAGATCATTGAACCCAATGGTATCACCTTCCTGCCCACGCTGAGGGATGCCGTGAGAGCACATCTCAAGAACAGTGATCCCACAGTGAGTTACACTACGTGCAACTACCTCATGGTCATTAGATTCTATGGCTATGACGCCAACGGACAGCTGATCAACGGCAGCCAATTAGGACAGACCGAAATTGGCAGCGATCGAGACAGCATCGTGGAAAAATGGATACCTTTCACCATATCTGAACTCACTTACAAGATAGCCAGTCGCAACGTGGAATATCTCGTGAAGGCTTCTATACCTCAGACCACAGTGGGATTCAGCCAGTCCTATGGAACCATACCCTTTGACTTTGAACTCAAGGCTCCAGACATAGCAACCTTGCTCAATGGCAGACCTCTGCTGGCACCGGTCACTGCCACACAGCGGCAATTGAATCAAGATGAGATTAGAGATCTTGAATCATCCAGCCAAGCACCAGCCAAGGCCAGTGAACTTTCTGCCCGCAAGACTTACACACAGGGTCTTTGTGAGGCGCTGAATCAGCACCAACTGGAATTACAAAAATCTGGCGCACAAGAAACTGCGGACATCTATGAGATCAGGATTGAAAATGTGGCTGGCCTGGCCGATGCAAAAATAGCACGCCCGGCCAAACAAGACAAGAGCCGCACAGCGTTTGTGCCTGGACAGAACGCCCGAGATGACCTTTTGATGCGGACCAGCAGCTATAACAAAGACAACAAGAATTTTTCTGTCACCCGAGGAACGCAGATCGTGCAGTTGATCGATCTGATCATGCGCAACAGCAGTTACATCGTCAGCCAACAGAATCTCATCCAGGACGAAAAAACACGGCAATGGAAAGTGCAGACTCCTGTGAAAACAGTGCAGTGGTATAAGATCCGTTGCCGCATAGAACCTCAAGATCAGTATGACAAAAAACGCCGGCAGTATGCCAACAAGATCATATATCTCATCAGCCGATATCAGATCAACGATCCTCGCATCGCTGAGTTCCCCACAGCAGGCTATCGCGGCGCACACAAGATCTACAACTATTGGTTCACGGGACTCAACAGCGAAGTGATGGATTTTGAAATCAATGTCAATGCCAACTATGTGACCATATTTGGCAACAACCAGAACAGAGTGGCACAACCCTTGGTGGGTGGCAGCGGTAGGCTCTACGAAAAAGTGGTGTATCAGAACAAGCCCAACATGGAAGGCACTGGCGGCCCCGGCGATACCAATTCAATCGCGGCCAATCTGGCCGATCGACTGTATCAAGATACGGACATTGCCAATTCTCAAGTGGTGATCATTGGAGATCCAGATTGGTTGGTGCAGAGCGATGTGTTTTACACGGGATCATTTAGTCTAGCCCAAAGCATGCCCGACGGCAGTGTCAACGCCGATGCATCAGAAATCCTGTATGAACTGCGATTCAATCCTGTGGCAGACTACAATATCTCAACAGGCTTGGCCCAGGTCAATGCCAACAACACTGCCTATAGCCAGAGCACCGGAGAGCGCAACTTGCCCAGTGAAAGTTCTGTGTTCTCTGCACACACTATCTGGAGCATGTTCAAAGGTGGTAAATTCACACAGCGATTGGCTGGAAATATCAAGAACTTTGATCTCAGCAAGGGTGTTAAACCTCTGCTGGGACAGGCACAGCCCACCCAAGGCAGCCGATTCAGCCAGGCTGATGTGCGTCGCGTGGACAACGAGATTGCCGCTCGAGATGCCAGCCAGTCTACCAACACTGTGCCTGCACCCAGTTTGTTGGAGTTAGAGTTTGGTGCATCCAGTGATCCTGATGCAGTAAGTAATGCGACGGGCAGTCGAGTCAGCGAAGTACCACCCAAACCAGGGTCCAGAGTGGTCAGCGATGATGCCCCGCAGATATCAGATATCATAGCACCATAAAGGAAAACAATGGCAGAAAACGTCCAACGCACCTCGGGCATACCCGGTGCCTACAAACTAGACAGAGGCAACGCTCCCACTCAGGTGGGCATCTACATAGGCGAAGTGAGATCCGTGGTAGATTCTCAGGTTCGTGGCGGTCGAGTGCAGGTCTGGATTGAAGACTTTGCCGGCCCAGACAAAAACAATCCCGACCTTTGGCGCACAGTGAGCCCTGTGAGTCCTTTTTATGGAACCACAAATCCTACCACCGAACAAGACACTGGTGAAGGCAGCTACATAGGTAACCGCCAAAGTTACGGCATGTGGTTCACTCCGCCGGATATCGGCACACAAGTAGTTTGCGTGTTTGCTTCGGGGGATGCCAACAGCGGCTATTATCTCGGTTGCATCGTGCAACCCGGACTCAATCACATGTTGCCGGCTATCGGTGCCAGTAGGAAATTCAAACTAGACAACAACAATCAAAGTTCTTATTTCCAAAACAGTCCTCAACTGCCAGTGGTAGAATTCAATGACGACAATCAAACACTGAGCGAAAATCCCAGATTCTTTGATCAGACCAAACCGGTACACGGCGTGGTCGCTGCCACGCTGTTACAGCAGGGCTTGATCAATGATCCCTTGCGCGGTCCCATTGGATCCAATGCCCAACGAGAGAGTCCCAGTTCGGTTTACGGCATATCCACACCAGGAAGACCGATCTATGCTGGTGGACTGAGCGAACAAAACATACGCCAACAGTTGGAGCAAGGTCTATTGTTACCGCAAGATGTGCAAGTGATTGGCCGACGTGGTGGCCATAGCCTCGTGATGGACGACGGCGATCTCACTGGACAGGATGCCCTAGTGCGCATACGCACTGCCAAAGGTCATCAGATAACCATGTCAGACACCGGCGATTGTTTCTTTATCACCCATGCCAATGGTCAGTCATGGTTGGAGTTTGGCAGCCAGGGCACAGTGGACATCTATTCTACCAACAGTATCAACTTGCGCAGCCAAGGTGACATCAACTTGCACGCTGATCGCAACATCAACATGAATGCCCGGAACTCCATCAACATCCGCGGCGAACGATCAGTCACAGCAGAAAGTGAAAATCTCATCCAGCTCAACAGCAAAAAAGCCATGTTGCAATACGCAGACAGTTTCATTGGTATCAAGAGCGATGGAACCTTGAGCATGAAATCAACAAAAGCCGGAACCTGGGACGCAGGATCAAACATGGTGCTGTCCGCAGGTTGTATCAGCCTCAATGGCGGCTCTGCTCCTGATGTGCCCAAACCCAATAACCTTTCCATACAGAATCTTCCTGACGTGAAGTTTGAACAGAACCAAGGATGGATAGTAGAAGGTGGTGCGATCAAGACAGCAGTGACTCGTGCGCCCACGCACATGCCTTATCCTTTTGCCAATCGTGGTATCCAGGCCCAGACCAGTATTGATACCTTCGCTGATGCAGAATCATTGTTGCCCACTGAAATTGAAACTCGCTATGTAGAAATACAAAACACTGAATTTGACGCCATCAATGAAACTGATTATGAAGAACAAACTCCGGCCACTGTGAGCGTGGGATCCATAGAACCCGAGCAAGTGACAGGCATGCTGGCACAGGCCAGCAAAGATGTGCCTCAAGACGCCATAGAAATCAGCAACGAGTATGGTGTGGGCAAGTATGGACTCAGTCCTCAACAGTTGGAGGCTGCTGGATATCTCAAGCCCGGAACCTATGAATTTTATCTGGCCGACAGTGAAACCGATGTCACTGATATCCTGAACAATCCCACGGTATGGACTGGATATGCCGGCGTCAACAATGCAGCCGATCTCTTGAACGATCCCAAACTGCAAGATGACATACAGGCCGATTTGCTACAGAAATCGCTGGTGGATCTCAGAGGTCAAGGTGTTGTTACGGGCACAGAAAATCCCAGCAAACTAGCAGGATTGGTGAATGCCGGCGCCAAATATGGTGCTGATACAGTGAAAAGTTGGATCAACGGCACTGTGGGCGACGCCACATTGTTGGATAACGTCAACAAACTGGTGCGCGGCGGGCAATATGCTGTGGACTTGGTGAACCAAAAGATCAGCCTGGCAGTGCAGGGATTTTCCACAACTTCCCCGTCGGCCACTGGCACTACTATTCGCTCAGCAGTTGATCAAGCCGTGGGACAAGTGATAGGAAATCCCAAAGTGCCCATACCTGTTTTCACTAGCACGTTTAATCTATATTCCAATGTGTCTGATTCAGATCTCACCTATTCGGGTGATGATGAGATAGTGCGAGCCCGCATCAACGAAGAACGTGCTCGTCGTGGATTGCCACCCATTAACACGGCTTAAATACTGTCATGCCTACATTCATCGGATTCAACACCATCAATCAATACAAAAAGTTCACCTTGGTCGACTTTGAACTGATCAAGCGCGATCTTTTAAACTACCTTAACATACGTCAGGGTGAAAAAGTGGGGCGTCCTGACGTAGGAACCACTATGTGGAACTTGGTATTTGAGCCCCAGACTGAATCTACCGCAGAGTTAGTGCTCCAAGAACTGCAAAGGATTGTGGGACAAGATCCTCGCATCTATCTCACCACAGCCGATGCCTATCCACAGGTCAATGGTATCTTGGTCGAACTGGAAATCCAGACTGTGCAAGGGCAAAACGCCCAGCGATTAGCTGTGTTTTTTGACCAGCAAACACGCACTGCCTCCTACGTCTAAAACTACCCAGTTTTTCTAAACCATAAATACTCAAACGGAAGGTATTATGGCCAAGACCACTAGACAAACAGCGATATTTGGTGTAGAAGATTGGAAACGCATCTACACAACCTATCGTGAAGCTGATTTCCAAAGTTACGATTTTGAGACCCTGCGCAAGAGTTTCATAGACTACATCCGTATCTATTACCCGGAAAATTTCAACGACTATATTGAAAGTTCGGAATTCGTGGCTCTCTTGGATGTCATGGCTTTCATGGGTCAGGCTCTGGCTTTCCGTAATGATTTAAACATCCGTGAAAACTTCATAGACACAGCAGAGCGCAGAGATTCAGTGGTGAAGTTGGCCGAGTTGGTCAGTTACACACCCAAGCGCAATGAAGAAGCGCAAGGCTATCTCAAAGTGTTCAACGTATCAACCACAGAGAATGTCATAGATTACAATGGTGTGAATCTGTCTGGGGTCACTGTCAACTGGAACGATCCTACCAACGTGTCTTGGCAGGAACAGTTCACAGTCATCGTCAATGCGGCCTTGGTTGACAGCCAGCGTTTCGGCAAACCTGGGGCTACCAAAAACATCTTGGGCGTGGAAACATCGGAATACAGTCTCAATCTTGTGCCCGGCTATTTGCCCGTGGTCCCTTTCACTTCCACAGTAGACGGCACATCAATGACATTTGAAGCAGTGAGTTCTACCTTCCAGGACCGAGACTATGTGTATGAACCCGCACCGAGACCGTCGGGCATATTCAACGTGCTGTTCCGCAACGATCGCTTGGGCTTTGCCAGCCCTAACACAGGATTTTTCTTTTATTTCAAACAAGGCAGTTTGCAGAATCAAGACTTCAATCTTGGCGAACGTATTTCCAATCGTGTGGTCAGTGTCAACATCGAAGGTATCAACAACGAAGATGTGTGGCTCTATCAACTGGATGACGTGGGACAGATCTCACAGGAATGGACCAAAGTAGAAAGTATCTATGCAGCCGCTGTGGAACAACTGGGACCAAATGTGCGCAAGTTTTTCTCAGTGTCAAGCCGCACCAACGATCAGATCGATCTAAACTTTGGCGACGGAGTATTTTCTGAGATTCCAGTGGGCACCTTCCGCTCATATGTTCGTGCTTCCAATGGTCTGCAATACATCATCAACCCTGAAGAAATGCAGGCTGTGCAGATCTCCATCGGCTACACCAGCCGCAGTGGTAGATTGGAAACTATCACGTTCACTTGCGGACTCAGCCAACCGTTCACGCTGTTTGGAACCATCATCAAATCTAAGGCAGTGAATCGCAGTTCCATTGGTACCAGCAGATATTTGGATCTCACGGACATCACCGGCAAATACTCTTCGACCAATGTGTTTGGCAGCGACGGTCTGATCTATGAAAATTCTGCCAGCCCCAGTTTCACTTTTACATTCATTGACAAAAACGACATTGCCAATGTTATAATCAACGAAGTAGAACCTGTGCTGGCCAGCCGAGGCATGCTGGAATTTTATTACAATTATTTCCCTCGCCCCAGTCTCATTCCTATTGGTCTTAAGTGGCAACAAAGCACCACCCAGGCCAACGAAACAACAGGTTATTTCGAATTCATCGGCAGCGGTGCACCTGCACCCATTGGTTCAAACACCAGCGACAATAAGAAATACATCGATCGCGGTGCACTGGTCAAATTCGTGCCACCAGCGGGATACTATTTTGATCCTAACAATCGACTCAAATTAGGACTGCCATCTCAACCCAATGACAAGGTGGTTCTTTGGGCCACCGTGAGTGCAGTATTGTTGGACGGCACAAACTTTGGCACAGGCAATTTGCCATCCGGTGAAGGACCGGTGGTGCTGAACGATTTTATACCCACAGGTGCTATTGCTACGCAGGTCATCGCCACGTTTATCACAGACTTGCCTACCAGCATAGAGCAGTCTATGACTGAGCAGATAGAATTGTATCGCAACTTTGGTCTAGGATTTGATAATCTCACCCAAGAATGGTATGTAATCACTGCCAACAACCTCAACCCTGCAACCACTTTCAGCCTGACCTATGCACAAGATCAGAGCGGTCAGAATCTTGATAATTCTTGGTTGGTAGCATTTGAAACCGACGGCGTCACATACACAGTGACCAGCCGCAGCCTGCAACGATTCTGGGGCAGTATCCTTCAGACACGATTCTTCTACGACGGCACACAGCAAGTATATGATCCACGCACTGGCACAGTGATCAATGACTTCATCAATTCTCTCAAGACCAATAACTTGCCAGACGTGAGTCTGCCGCAGAATTCTGACATTGTCATGGACATCATTGGACAGCCCGTGCAGGCCGATGGTTTTGTCAACGATTTTGAAGTGCGCATCAGTTTCCGAGACAGCGACAACGACGGCGTGGCCGACGATCCTGACTACTTCCAGACACTGGTCGCACCAGATGTGAACCCCACACAGAAATATGTGTTCTTCCAGCGCACTGTGGACTTTGACAATCTTGAGAGATTTTTACCGTTGGCAGCTGGAGCAGTGGTCAGCGAGTATGGCACCTTGGATCAGATTGAGTTGGCCAAAGCCGAATATGGTGACGGACAATTCTTCTACGCTTACACTGCGGGCTTGTTCTACGAATTAAACGTGGCCTTCAACGGCGTGCGCACTCTGACCCAAATTGATTCATTGATAGCCAGGGTCGGCCGCCAGGGGTTGTATTTCCAATACAGACACAATGCACCATTGAGCCGTCGCATCGACCCTGGATCAAGCAACATCATCGACATCTATGTGGTAACCACGGCCTACTACAATGCCTATCAAAATTATATCAAAGACTCCACTGGAACTATACCCGAGCCCAGCCCTCCTACCATCGACGAACTGTCCACAGCATACAACAGTTTGCAAAGATACAAAATGATTTCTGACAACGTGATCCTTAACTCTGTGGTATTCAAACCTTTGTTTGGTCTAAAGAGTGACCCTGAACTGCGAGCCACGCTGAAAGTGATCCGCGCCAACAACTCAGTGGTGTCGGTGAGTGAGATAAAGAGTCGTGTGGTGGCCGCTCTCAATGAATACTTTACCATAGACAAATGGGATTTTGGCTTGACCTTTTTCTTCTCAGAGTTGGCAGCCTATCTACACAAAGAACTAGGAGATATCATTTCTACCGTGGTGTTGGTGCCACAAGATCCTCTCAAGAGTTTTGGCGATCTATTTGAAATACGCTGTGCAGCCAATGAGATATTTGTGAATGCTGCCACGGTCAATGACATTGAGGTCATTGATGCGTTGACATCCAGCGAATTGAGAACTGCTCCTAACAGTGGCGTGGTATAAACATGGCGACTACTAGAATACGCACAGTAGATTTCCTGCCTGAGATATTCAGGACCAATACCAATCGGCAGTTCTTGCATGCCACATTGGATCAATTGGTGCAGGATCCCAAACTCAAGCCCACCCAGGGTTATATTGGTCGTCGTCTTGGTCCGGGAGTAAATCCTGAAGACAATTATGTGTTAGAGCCTACTCGCACTAGAACAGATTATCAACTTGAGCCGGGCACTGTGTTCCTTGAACCTAACACCAATACCGTTACCGGTGCATTGACATACCCAGGACTGATTGACTCTATCGCTGTCAAAGGTGGCAACACCACACGCCAGGATCGGCTGTTTACCAGCCAATACTATAGCTGGGATCCTTTCGTAGACTTTGACAAATTTGTAAACTTCAGCCAGTATTATTGGCTGCCCGAAGGCCCAGATTCAGTTGATATCTTTGCCACTCCCGTACCACTCACCGACGACTTCCAGGTCAAGCGCGGCACATCCGCTTACACCTTCAGCGGTGTAGCAGGACAGAATCCCACAATCATTCTGGTGCGCCAAGGTTCTTATACCTTCGATGTGCAACAGACCGGCCATCGATTCTGGATACAGAGTGTGCCAGGCACATCGGGTGTGTTGCCACAGACTCCCAACCAAAGCAGTCGCGAGGTATTGGGAGTAGAGAACAATGGTGATGACAATGGAACTATCACGTTCAACGTGCCTGCCAAATCAGCACAGAATTTCTACTATCAACTGGCCGATGCGGGATCAGTAGATTTCGCCACATCCATACAGTTTGACGACATCAACAATGTCTACTTCAGCGAATTCGTAGAGAAGTATGGCGGAATTGATGGTATCACTGACATCAACAATCGCACCATCATTTTCTTGACCAACGGTGGATGGTTCTTCACTGGCTTGTATGACAGTGCAGGTCAACCCTATGATTCCACACCTTTTGATGAAACAGTAGAGATAGGTTTAGACAGCCAACGTTACAGCGTATGGCGCATCAATTTGATCTACGATGATGCACTAAATCCCTATATCAAACTCACTGTGGATAGGCCGGTAAATCCTCTCAGTAAACTGCTGGTATTGTATGGTGCTGAATATTCCAACATCAGTTTTTATAAAAACTCTGGAGGCACTGCATTTGAACGCATTCCGCTTATCACTGCGGATCTTGATTTCCTCTACTATCAAGACGCCGACAATCCAGAATTGTTTGGCGTGATCAAACTGGTTGACAGTTCTGGAGATCAGACCATAGATATCGCTGACATCATTGGCAAGAAAAATTATACCAGTCCCAATGGTGTGGTGTTGTCTAACGGATTAAAAATACAGTTCCAAGGGACCACTAATCCGGCCTCATACGCCGGCAAAGAATACTACGTTGAAGGTGTGGGCACAGCCATCGATCTGTTGCCGGTAACAAAATTCGTCACTCCAGAAACCTATACCAGATCCAGCACTGTGCCCTATGATTCGGTGCCCTACGATTCTACTCCATTTGATGAGAGTCTCAACGCACCAGTGGATCAAGATTACATCACCATCAATCGCGCCAGTTTTGATTACAATGCATGGAGCCGTTCAAATCGTTGGTTCCACGTGGACATCATCAACGCCACGGCTGAATACAACAATCAAGTGGCCGTGGTCGACAACATACAACGTGCCAAGCGACCTATCATTGAATTCCGAGCAGACATAAAACTGTTTGAAATGGGCACTCAAGCAGTGGATCCTATCAACATCATAGATTTCCGCGAAACAGATGCCATGAGCAACATCAACGGCTCAGTGGGCTACAGTGTGGATGGCTACGCATTCCAGAGTGGATCTCGAGTTATTTTTGCCGCTGACCGTGATCCAGAAGTGCGCAACAAAATCTACTCAGTGCAACTGATCCAACCCACAGGCACAGGCACACCCATCATCGATCTGCAACCAGCCGATCTCAACACTCCTGATGCACTGATCAATCAAAATACCGTGTGCCTGAGTGGCATCACCCAGCAAGGTCGATCTTTCTATTTCAACGGCGACACCTGGATGCCAGCACAACAAAAAACTGGTGTGAACCAAGCACCATTCTTTGATGTGTTCGACGAAAATGGAGTGAGTTTCGCAGACCAAGTGGCATACCCCAGTTCTAACTTTTCGGGTTCCAAATTGTTTAGTTATGCCGTGGGCGAAGGTGTCACAGACAGCATAATTGGTCAACCACTCAAGTATCTCTCCATCAACAACGTGGGCGACATTGTGTTTGATAACAATCTCACTGTGGATGAATTCGTTTATGTGCAAGACACAGTGAGTGTGACCACACCTATCAACAGCGGTGTGGTGCGACAATACATCACTCGAGACACTTTCCGCCAACTTCTGGGATGGCAGACTGCCTATACAGATACAGTGAGCCGCCAGACTTTTAGATTTACCTATCAAGGCGAAGACCTAGTGGTAGATGTTCCGGTAGATACTGCCAGCCAAGCCATTCCGGTCAAGGTTTTTGCAAATTCTATTTTCGTAGATACTGATGCCTACACCTATGCTGTGCAGGCCAACCGTTCCACTGTGATCACTTTCATCACTCCTCCGGCCATGGGCGACATCGTGGAAGTCAGCGTGATCAGCCAGGTTGCCAGTCCTGTGGGCTTTTACACCGTGCCGGTAAACCTAGAAAACAATGCGATCAATGCTGATGTTCCTCAAGTGACTCTGGGCACTGTGCGCAATCATTATGGTAGCATCTGCCAGAATCTCATTCCTTTTACCGGAGACATAGCCGGTCCAAACAACACTAGAGACCTAGGCAATCTTATCCCTTACGGCCAGATCATACTGCAACAAGGTTCTCCGCTGACTCTGGCTTCGACGTTTATCAATGATCCCGGATTTGATTTCTTTAAATCATTGGAATTCAGCGCCCAGCAGTATGAAAAATTCAAAAATGTCTTGATGGATACTGTGGTCCGCTACGACTGGCAAAACATGACCACAGCGCAGATACTGGACGAATGCGTGGAGTTGATCAATCTTGGCAAGAACGAACTCACACCGTTTTACTGGACTGACAGTCTGCCCACAGGTGAGACCTACGAACAAACAGTGTATACGGTCACACCTATCACTGACGATACCTTTGATACTCTCTACAGTTATGATTTTGACTCGGCCAATTATCGTGCTATCTTGATATATCTCAATGATACATTATTGTTGGGCGGCGATATTGACTACACTGTGGCCGTCGACGGTCCTCGTGTGACTATCTTGGTGCCATTGACCATTGGTGATACCATCACCATTCGAGAATACACTACCACTTATGGTAATTTTGTTCCGTCAACACCAACCAAGTTGGGATTATATGCTTCATTCATGCCTGAAATTTATCTCGATGATGCTTATGTAGAACCCACACTGGTCATCCGCGGGCACGATGGATCTATCACTGTGGCCTATGAAGACATACGTGATCAAGTTTTGCTAGAATTTGAAAAACGCATTTTTAACAATCTCAAATGCCCTACTCATGGCCCCAATGATAATCCTATACCACTGACCTATACGGATGTGGTTCCAGGACAGTTCCGCACTACAGATTACAGTCTCGCTGAGGTCAATCAGATCCTGGGTGTGAGCTTTTTGGCCTGGGTGGGTGCTAATAAGTTGGCCTATAGAGAACAAGATTACATTCCTGACAACCAATTTACTTGGAATTACAGCGCAAGCCAAAACAAACTCAACCGTCAATTGCTGTTGGGCAATTGGCGCGGTATCTACGAATATTTCTATGACACCGACGCACCCAATACCAGACCTTGGGAGATGTTGGGTTTCTCAGAGAAACCCACATGGTGGGAATTAGAATATGGTCCTGCACCATATACATCTGGTAACTTGGTTCTGTGGGAAGATCTCGAGAATGGTCTAGTCCTGGATCCCATGGGTCCATACGTGATTGAAAAATACAAACGTCCTGGACTGACCGGCGTGGTTCCAGCCGGATCAGAGGGTCAGTTGCTGTCACCTTTTGATGTCATGGTTGGCGAATACGACACCGGAAGCTTCCGCAAGAGTTGGACAGTGGGCGACGATGGACCGGTAGAAGCATCATGGCGCAAGTCATCATCATGGCCTTTTGCTGTGCAACGCTTGTTGGCGTTGACAAGGCCGGCAGAATATTTTGCCCTGTTTGCCGATAGAGATCTCTATCGTTACAATGAACAATTTGGACAGTATCTTTACGACAATAGATTCCGCATACAGCCCAGCCAGTTGGAAATCTACGGCAATGGCACCATCAAGAACAGTTACATCAACTGGATCGTTGACTACAATCGACAGACAGGTTTGGATTCTACTAGAGATCTTGAAATCAAACTAGAAAATCTAGACGTGAGATTGTGTTATAGAATGGCTGCTTTCAGTGACAAACAATACATCAAGATATTCACAGAGAAGTCAAGCCCCAACAGTCTCAATACCAGTCTTTTGTTGCCGGATGAAAGTTATCAACTGTTGCTGTATCGCAATCCTACATCGGCACAGTTGACCTGGAGTTCTGTGATCATCCAAAAAACACAGACTGGTTACGCTGTGTATGGCTATTCGACCACACGTCCATACTTTGAAATATTTGCATCCATCCCCAATGGCAATTTCCGTATTATCACAGCGGCCGACACAGTAGTTCGCGCACCACAGGATTACAGCAACACCGTGGTGCAAGTTCCTTATGGATATGAGTTTACAGGTATATCATCTGTGGTTGACTTCTTGTTGAGTTATGGTCGTTTCATGGAAGCACAAGGCATGACCTTTGAAGATCAAGCCGGCAGCCGTATACTGAATTGGACACAGATGGCACAAGAGTTCATCTACTGGAGCCAGCAAGGATGGGCACCAGGATCGTTGATCAATATCAACCCCGTGGCCAACAAACTCAATGTATTCAAACCTGATCTAGTGGCTGAACCACTCAGTGTCACGGCGCCCGAAGACATCCTGCTCAATCAGAACAAGCAGGCCCTGCAAGGGCAGGACTATGTGGTTGAACGCTTTGGCAATGATCTCACACTGCGTGGAGTGAACAACAACACATTCAGTTACCTCAATGCCAAGTTCAGTGCCTATGAACACATGATCGTGCTTGACAATCAATCTGTGTTTGCTGATCTGATCTATGATCCTGCCACCGGAGCTCGCCAGAGTCGCCTGTTGTTTGTGGGCTACACCACCTACGATTGGGATGGCAGCCTTGACGCACAAGGTTTCATACTCAATCAAGACAACATCTTGCCATGGGTTCCCAACACCAGTTACAGCAAAGGACAGATCGTCAAATACAAAGATGCTTACTGGGCCGCGGTAGAGATCATTCCTCCAGAATCTGTTTTTGACTTTGCTAAGTGGCTCAAGAGCGACTATGATCAGATACAGAAAGGCCTGTTGCCTAATGCTGCCACCCAGGCTGAAAACATCCGCAATTTCTATGACAAATATTCCGCTAATCTAGAACGTGATGCCGACCTGTTTGCGTTTGGCCTGATAGGTTTCCGCCCTCGCAGATACATGCAGAATCTCAACTTGGACGATATCAGCCAAGTTAATCTCTATAGCCAGTTCCTGGGCACCAAAGGCACCACACAGGCCACAGATATCTTTGGCAAAGCCAATCTTGGCAAAGAAGTAGCCGAATATGAAATATTTGAAAACTGGGCCATACTGCGCTCTATCTACGGTGCTAATGCCAATCGCAGTTACTATGAACTGCGCCTCAACGAGGCATTGTTGCTGGGTAATCCTTCTACCATCCAGATCATTGAACCACAACAATTCAGCGATGCAGATCAGACAGTGCAGGTCGACAAACTCTGGAAAGAAAGTTACAAGATAACTGATCCTGAGATACTGCCCGTGATCACGCTGAATCAACCGGATCTACAGTTGCCCAATGCTGGTTATGTGAACTGGGACGACGCCGATGTCAAAGTGTTTAGTTTTGAAGATCTCACACCTATCATCGCAGACATTGACAACATCTTGGTTGGCACCAGTTTCTGGGTAGCCAAAGACAACGCCTATGATTGGAATATCTATCGTAGCAATCTGGTAAGTTATCCTGTCACCCAGGTCCGAGACAATCTCAACGGAACTTGCACCCTAACATTTGCCGGTCCGCACGATCTTGAAGTCAACCAACAGATCGTGATCAAATATTTTGGTAGTGTAGTTGATGGTGCATATCGTGTGTTATCGATACCTAGTTTGTTCACAGTCACAGTGATCCTGGCTATTCCAGCGCCTGCTACCCAAATCACGGGCAATGGTGTGTGTTTTGTGCTGGAAAGCATGCGTGTGCGACAAGCCGCTGATGTCAGTGCTCTCAGTTATGCCAATCGCTTGTTGCCTGGCAATCAAGCCTGGGTAGACGATGATGGCACAGGACACTGGGTAGTGTTAGAAAAGATCGATCCCTTTGGTTCGCCTGCTGAATTAGTTCCTCAGGAACCAGAAACCAATGGACGATTTGGCACAGCCATATCTCAAGGTTTCAACAATCTAGCCTGTCTAGTAGGTGCCCCAGGTGCAAACTCAGGAGCAGGTGCGCTGTATGGTTTTAGCAAAGCATCTACCGCGACCTATGTTGAAACCCAGCAGTTGACCATGAACGCTAACAATCTGCAGGGCTATGGTGCCAGCGTGGCCACTGGCAATCTCCAGTGGGCAGTGGCCGGGGCTCCCGACAGTTGGGCCAAACAAGGCTACAGCGTGGCCATCACCCGCAATCAAAACACAGGCAGTTTCTTGCAAAGCCAACTGATCACTGAAGTTCCATATCGATTGTATCAGACCACGGCCAGCGCCAGCCAAACCACATTCAATCCTTCGGGTTCTATCACCATAACTGATCCCGCTGACGTGGGAGTGGTAGTCGATGACACTGTATTGATCCGTGGTGTTGACTGGACCTACAGCGCACCCAACGTGGTGCTGACCACACCTCTGGCTGGTGGCGAAACAGTCAATATCTTTTTGTTTGATGAGTATGGATACAGTGTGGCCATCAGCACTGATGAACGCTGGATGTATGTGGGTGCTCCATCGGGCGATCGGGTGTATGCATACAATCGTGTAAACATACAGTTCCAAGCCAAATCATTCACTGGTGATGGGTCAACAACAGAATTTTATGTAGGCGATGTGATAGTGGTAGATGATGACTCTGCCGATGGCGGTATTGGTGCCACGCAAATTGGTGTTGTGGTCAATAATATTCCTAAGACAGCCGGAGTTGAATACAACTATTCCAATGGCACTGTTGTGTTTGACGCACCACCCAACGACGGTGACGTAGTCAGATGCACAAGATTGCAAAGCAAAACATTTATCACTACTTCGCCGCAGGCTACATTTGATATCTCTGAATTGTATACCGTGAGCAATCTCAGCAGTTTCAGTGTGTATGTCAATGATGTGTTGCAACGTCCTAATATGGACTACAGTTTTGACGAATCTACCAAGGTAGTAACTTTCTTGTTGACACCACCCACTGGCACCATACTGTTCACCAGCGGAACTTATTGGGAATACATTGATTTCATTGAAACACCAGGATTGTCGGGTGGCAGATTTGGACACAGTGTGACCACTACCACTGACGGTGCTCAGGTAGTGGTAGGTGCGCCTGATGACACCGCTGATGCTAAATTACTGGCTGGCAAAACCTATGTGATCGATCGTAGCATTGAAAGTTTCACAGTTACCACAGCGGGTGAGGATACGTTTACCACTCTGAGGCCGGTGATACAAAATGCTACAACAATCGAAATAGGTAAAGTATATCGCATACTCACTGTGGGAACTACCAACTATGTGGCCATTGGTGCTGATACCAACACCGTGGGCGAAATATTCCGTGCCACTGGAACAGGATCTGGCACCGGCACTGTGCGAGCCTATACACCGTTCACTGTCAAAGTCAATGCTACCTATCTAGTGCCAGATGCCAATGGCAACAACAACGGTGAGTTCTCTGTGGATTATCTGACCAACGAAGTCACTATCACTGCACCCTTGAACGTGGGCGATGTAGTGGAGATTTCTACCAACACTTTCAAACTCATGCAAGCGGTGCAGAGCAACGCACCTGTGGCTGCCGCCGCATTTGGTCGAGTGGTAGATCAGTGTCCTACCAATTGTAGCTTATACATTGGTCAGCCCAACGATTCCACTGTGTTGCCTGAAGCAGGCAGTGTGGAAAGATTCGTTAATCAAAATCGTCTCTATGGATCCATCCAAGGCATCACACAAGATCCCACATTGACTCCGGGAGATACCATACGGATCAACAATGTTGATGTCGCAGTATCGACTCCTGCTAGTTGGAACAGTGCTATTGGCTGGGCCGCAAATACTTTCGTGATATCAGGTAGTGATATCTATCGTAGCATCCGCACTGTGCCAGTGGGCGCGGCATTGACGGACACCACATATTGGCAAGCCAGCGATTGGGCCGCTTTGTATGCCGCTGATATTGTCACTGCCAATTTACCCAACGTCAACGCATTCACCACTGACGGCTATCTCAATATAACCATCGCTAACCACGATGCCGCTGTTCCGTTTACACAACTGTTGGTCATGCCAGGCCTGGGCACAGCATACTATGATCTTGGGTTAGAGCCCATGGTCTATACCCAGACCATAGAAGCTCCGTTGCCTATCGCTTATGCGCATTTTGGAGCCAGCCTCAATATATCCGACGAAGCCACTACATTGATCGTCGGTTCGCCACAAGGCACAGCGGCCAAACCCACAACCTTTGATGAAGGCACTACATTTTTTGACAGCAAGTCCACAGAATTCTTTGATCCATTGCCCGAAAGCGGCGTGGTCTATACATTTGATTTGCTATCCGCGGCCAATGGCAGCGTAACCAATCCTTCCAAGTTTGTGTTTGGACAACAGATCTATGATGAAGATCTTGGATCCTTGGACGAATTCGGAACGGCTGTTAGTTATCAAGGTGGTGTGCTATTGGTAGGCAGTCCCCAAGACGATTTGGATGACAGCGTGGGAGATTTTGGGCGTGTGGCACAACTCAACAACATTGATAGATTGCCAGCCTGGAACGTGGTCTATCGCCAGACTCCTATAGTAGATGTCAATCTCATGAACTCGGTGTTCATGTATGATCGACTGGAAAGCAAGATCACACAGTATTTTGACTTTATTGATCCACTACAAGGCAAAATTTTAGGTGCCGCTAGACAGAATATTGATTATCTTGGCGCACTGGATCCTGCAGCCTATAACACTGGATTAGTGAACAACTATGGAGATACCTGGACTGACAACCATCTTGGAGAGATATGGTGGGACTTATCCACAGTGCGATTCATTGATTATCATCAGGATTCCATAGCATATCGTTCGCGCCGTTGGAGTCAACTGTTCCCGGGATCCACAGTGGATGTCTATCAGTGGATAGAAAGTCCTACACCACCGGCTGCCTATCAAGGTCCAGGCGAAGTTTACAGCACTACCAGCTATACAGTGACCAGCAAACTCAATCCTGATGGATTGTTTGCGGCTCGTTATTTCTTCTGGGTCAAGGGCATACGCGAAGTGGCTACCCAAGTGAAAAAGACATTGAGTGTGCAGGCCGTGGCCCAATACATCGAAAATCCTCGCAGTTCCGGCATACCTTATGTGGCGTTTATCAGCCCCAGCACCACTGCCATCTACAATGGTAGATCATTCATATCGGCCCAAGATACCATATTGCACGTAGAGTTTGATCGCATAGCCAATGATGACAATGTCCACGTGGAATACGATCTCATTGCCACAGACAACCCCAACAGTTTCTTGAGTGGTGGACTGTATCGCAAACTGCTGGATTCGTTCTGCGGCGAAGATACCATAGGAAACAAGGTTCCAGATCCCACACTGAGTCCTGCAGAATTGTATGGTGTGCAATTCCGCCCTCGTCAGAGTTTCTTTGTCGACCGTTTCCTGGCACTGGAAAACTATCTCCAACGTGCCAATGCTATACTGGCGCAGTTTCCTATCAGCGACAGCCGGCCATTCACGTTACTGAACAGCGAAGAGCCCGAGCCTACATCAGCATCTGGTGAATGGAACAAGCGTGTATTGACCTATGCTGAATTGACATATCAAAATCTCGACGAAGTCGCACCAGGATACAAATACCTAGTGGCATCTGATTCCACACAAAACGGTCTTTGGACCATATACACAGTGGTCTTGGGATCTGCTCTGATCGGGTCACCCAAAGAATTGTTGCTAAGCCGAGTGCAGAACTATGATACTAAAAAATTCTGGGAGTATATTGATTGGGTCAAACCTGGTTACAATACATCACAGAGACCTGCCGCCGAAGTGGCCACTTTCAGCGATCTTGCTAGATTGACCCTGCCCGAAGGTTCCAGTGTGAAAGTCACACGTAACAGTTTTGGCAAATTTGAAATCTACCAATTGTTGGATGGCACATGGAATAGAGTGGTGCTGGAAGATGGAACCATCGCAGTCAAGGCCGAGATCTGGGACTATGCGTTGGGACGCTTTGGTTTTGATATCGAAACCTTTGACAGCCAATACTTTGACACATTCCCTGGCACAGAAACACGCCAGATCATACGTGCTATCAACGAAGAATTGCTCACTGGCGAACTGTTGATATTCCGAAACAATCTCTTGATGCTGATGTTTGACTTTATCTTGCAAGAACAAGTGGCACCAGAGTGGCTGTTCAAGACTTCGTTGATTGATGTCAATCACAAGATACGTGACCTTTTGCCCTATCAGATCTTCCGCCAAGACAACCAGGACTTTGTGTTGGAATACATCAAAGAAGTCAAACCGTATCACGTCAAGATAAAAGAGTTCAATCTCAAATACGAAGGCATTGATACCTATCAAGGCAGTGTCACGGATTTTGATTGTCCGGCCTACTTTGATACCACTTACAACCAGTTTGTGAGCCCCATATTGGATGACGGCGAACCACCGTTGGATCCTGTTTCTAGCACTCCTAGCACAGCACCAATCTGGCAGACTCTGCCCTGGAACCAATGGTATCAGCACTATACTCTTGAACTCCAAGCCGTAGATGTCATAGAACCCGGAGCAGGTTATACCATCGCGCCTCAGGTAGTTATTGGTGCTGAATGGCAGACCAATACTGTTTACACAGCAGGCCAACAGATATTCTATCGCAGTAACTTATACACTGTGCAGATCGATGGCACATCAGGAACCTTGGCACCTACATTTACCGAAGGCACCGAAACCAATGGCACTTTGACTTTGGCTTGGTCTGGTGCTCCTGGATTGGCTGTGGCTCGGGTGAATACCGGTGGACAATTGGTGCAAGTGATCGTGGTAGATCCGGGCACAGGTTATACCATAACTCCTGCCATCACCATAACGGGTGGCAATGGATCAGGTGCCCGTGTAGTGGCCGTGATGGGCAATGAATTGGTGCGTAATTTCACCACTACCATCAAATTTGACCGCTATGAATATACCAGCCAAGTCTTGGATTGGGAGCCTAATACCAAGTATGCTGAAGGTCAGTTGGTGCGTTTCCAAGATCAAGTCTACAGTGTCAACGAAGTAGATGACAGTTCAGAACTGGACAGTGGTTCTATATTTGATCCTGAAGATTATACTTTGGTTGATCCTGCCACACTGGCCGCTGCCGATCGTGTGATAGGTCTGTATGCACCTACCCCCAATGAACCCGGCAGAGAATTGGCCCAGGTTATCGTGGGCATTGACTACCCAGGAGTGCAAGTCAAAGGTCCTGGATTTGATCAGAACACCGGATTTGATGTGGGCAATTTTGACATCAATCCGTTTGATAACATCGACTACGGTCCGGAAGGCCGTCCCACATACGATCCAGCGATCCTAGATGCGATCTATGAAAGTTCATTCCTTGACACCTATCTCGGTGAACGCACTACGGATATAAACGTGGCCGGCGGCGCTTTCATAGACACCTATTCCAGCCATGCACCAGAAGAATTGGTTCCCGGTGCCACGTTTGACACCTTGGACATGCGTGTGTATACACGCCCTGGTTCAGACTGGACCGGCGACGGGCACGGTTTCAATATCAAGACCGTGAATCTCGCATGGACACCCAGCAACGCATCCGTGAGCTTTGCTGATGCCATGGCGCATGCTGTGGCAGTGAGAGTGGTCAATATCACCAATAGAGTAAGTCTCATACCCCAAGAACAATATACCGTAAATTGGCCCAGCCAGGTAGTGACTGTGACGGCAGGCGCCGCTGCCGGAGATATTGTATCCATAGAAATCTATGGCATCGGAGGCGGAAGCCAACTCTACAAAGAAAGCTATCCAGGCAACCTAGTGGGCAACAGTTTGTTGTTGCCCGTGGCCTACAACGAAATTTACGAACTCAATATCGTGGTCAACGGTGCGATCATCACGAACTACAATTACGCTTCTAGTTCAGGCGGTCAAACCACCACAGTTACCTTTGCTGATACCTATGGCATCAATGATTGGGTAGTGGTCACTGTGATGGGCATCACCACTCCTCAGAAAACATGGAGTTTCCCTCTCACACAGTATTTCATATATGATGGCAGCACTGATACCTATATTTTGGACAACAGTCTCCAAGGCACCAACGATATCAACCTCATCGTAGAACGTGACGGTAACCGCTTGCGTCCCGCAGAGAGCGTGGAATACTTTGGCGATGGATCCAGCGCAGGACCATTTTATCTGCCCACTCGTGGACAAGTCAATCAAGGCTTGATCAGCGACAACGATGTCGAAGTCTATGTAGATCAAGAACGATTGTTCCTGGCAGTTGATTACACTGTGAGTCCATGGGATGGCAGCAGTGATCGTTATGTGCAGTTCAATACCGCGCCTGCTCCTGGAACTACAATAGTGATAGCACTTACCACAGATGCAGATTACATAGTCAACAACGATCAATTGATATTGCGAGTAGGTGCTTCTGTTGGTGCAGTGATTGGTATAACTACATGGAATGACACACAAGAACAAGGATTATTGACCCAGGTATTTGTAGGACCCACACAGACCGGAACCACAATTGGTGAGCCCTATGACAGCACCAATTTTGATGCAGGAGATGTCACAGGACTCCCGGGCAGTTACGATTATTCTGCGGGCGCTGTGATTGAAACCAACAATTTTGACACTGGTCGTCCAATCTTGGACACTGAACGCCTCTGGGTCACCCTCAATGGTTGGCGACTGCTGGCCGGTAATGGATTCACGGTCAGCGGTAGTGTAGTGACCATCAGTGGCAGTATCATTGGTCCAGGAGATGTGGTCGCTATAACTTCGTTCACACAGACTGTGGTTCCTGAGGCTATTGCTTTCCGTATCTTCCAGGACATGCTGGGGATACAGAAGATCTATCGGATATTGCCTGACACTTCTACTGTTCTCACGCAAGCATTGTCGGCCACAGACGACATCATCTATGTCAGAGATGCCAAGAATCTCGATGAACCCAATCTACCCAACAATATCTTTGGACAGATTACTGTCAACGGTGAACGCATTACCTATCGCGAACGAGACGACTGGGCCAATACAGTCAGCGGACTGCGACGCGGCACAGCAGGAACTGGTGCAGATTCTCATGCAATAGATGCACCTGTGCTCAGCATCGGTCGAGGCGAATTGCTACCAAATGTCTACCAACAAAACACATTGGAACAGACGTTCTTGGCCGACGGTAGCACTACCACATACAACGCAGAATTTGGCTATGTCAACGAAATTGATGTGTATCTTGGTGGATCTATCCAGTGCTACCTTGGACCTACCATTGGCACCCTGGTAGAGATACCTCAAGACGATTTCACTATCATCAGTGTGAATCCTATAACTGTGCAACTGAATTTTGTTCCTGATGCTGGATTACAGTTCCGCGTGACATATACGCCAATTTCTGGTCCTGTTTCTACACTGACCGTGCCCACCACAGGCTCAACCAGCCGTTGGGCCGCTGCCTTCTCTGCTACTGATTTAGTGTTACAGCCAGAAACGGTCTATGACGTCACTGATCTCAACCCAATCACTGTGCAATTTGACACAGTGATTCCAGCCGAGCGTGTGGTAGTGATCAATGATCTCAACAGCAACACATTCTTTATCACCCAAGCAGATGTGGCCACAGACACTTTTGTCACAGATATATCAGTGACCAGACCCATACAGGTCAGCGTGGGCGGAACTATAGTTGATGCTTCAGAATACAGCGTATCATCTGTGGATCCAATCACGATAACATTTGCCACAGCACCGCAGTCGGGTGTGGAAGTGGTCATATTCATCGTCCAAGCCAAGGTGTTATACGCCCAAGGCATAAACACAGCCAGCAACGGTATACCTTTACAGGAACAGAATACCGAAGCTGCTTGGTTCATTGAAGGAAGGGTCTGAAGCCATGCTAAATACTACCATGGATAATAAACAACAGTCTACACCAACTCCGCCGCAGTCTCAACCACAGCCACGTCGCAAACCCAATGAAGTGGGTGGTATAGCGGTTTCGGGTTTCGTGAAAATATTCGATCCAAATACCAAAGAAACCATCCTGGAGACCCGAGCATGATGCAAGTTCCAGTAAAAATCGAGGGTTTCGTCCGGATATTTGATCCCAACACTCAAGAAGTATTTGTGGATAAGAAAAATGCCATCCACTATGAAAACATATCTATCAGCATGGCCAATACCCTAGCCAACAAGACCGTTGGACAGATATATCTCATGGCTTTTGGCAACGGTGGATCATCCGTGGATCCCACTGGAGTGATCACATATTTGCCCCCTAACACCACAGGTCAGAATGCTGATCTTTACAATCCTACCTATGCCAAGGTAGTAGATAACAATTCAGCGGCCAATACAGATCCCAGCAGGAACAACATGACTATCCTGCATACCACGGGCACTGTTTACACTGATATCTTAGTAAGTTGCTTGTTGGACTACGGTGAACCCGCTGGCCAACAAGCCTTTGACAATTCAACCAATTTCAATGGTGAATATGTGTTTGACGAACTGGGTTTAAAAACCTGGAACGGTAGTCCTACAGATTTACGGTTGATCACTCATGTGATCTTCCACCCGGTGCAAAAGAGTTTGAACCGCCAGATACAGATAGATTATACAGTGCGGATACAAACCTTAACAAATTTGAGCTCTACATAAATATGAGTATATTAAACCGTGGTAAATATCCTAAAGCGGAGTAAAGAGAATGGCATATACGATTAACTTAACAGATGGCACCATATTCGCGGTAATCGCGGACGGAACCATCAACAGCGATTCCAGCATGACCCTAGTGGGCAAAAACTATGCTGGCTATGGCGAATTCCTAGATGAAAACTTCATCCACTTGTTGGAAAGTGGTAGCAATACCACTGCCCCAGGGGACCCTTTGGTAGGACAACTTTGGTGGGACAAGACCAATGGTGTGATGAAAGTCTACAACGGAACCACTTTCAAAGTGATTTCCAGCGCCACTGCCAGCGCATCTGCTCCGACATCGAATGTCACAGGTGACCTGTGGTTTGACACAGTGAACGCCCAGCTCAAGGTCTACAATGGATCCAGTTTCATCTTAGTAGGTCCGGCCTTTACATCGGGCACTGGAACTTCTGGCGCCATAGTCGACACCATTACCGATTCATCACCGGGTAGCGATCACGTTGTTGTCAAAATGTTTGTCAATAATGCTATCGTCGCTATATTCTCCAAAGACCCAACATTTACTCCAGCCGCGGCACTGACAGGTTTTGCAACCATTGGGCCTGGCTTGAACATGAGCACAGACTACCCTACAATGAAAGGCACGGCTACCAACGCTGACCTGTTGGATAATCTGAACTCGACTTCTTTCATGCGCACAGACGCAGCCACATCCACCACAGGCACATTGAGTATACTCAATGATACTGGTCTATATGTGGGCGGTGACTCAGATGCTCGTTTGTTTGTCTCAGGAACCGACGTATATCTCCGCAATCAAACACTGGATGGCGATATCATATTCCAGGTCAACGATGGAGGTTCTACCACCACTTGTATGACGCTCGATGGTGCTACATCTAACGTTAATATAAACACAAATCTAGTGGTCACAGGGCAGATTGCGTCAACAGGCGGAACAGTGAATTTTGGAACAGCCGCTGTGTCTTTGGGCAGTATCATTAACAACAATGCCAACGGCATAGGCAACATTGGAACATCTTCGGGATATTTCAACACAATATTCGCCAAAGCCACATCGGCTGAATACGCTGACTTGGCTGAAAGATTTGAAGCAGATACCACATATCCTCCCGGAACAGTGGTCATGCTTGGTGGTGCCAAAGAAATCACTGCTGCCATGGAAGATGCCACCGATGAAGTGTTTGGTGTGATATCAACACGTCCGGCCTACACCATGAACGGTGCCGCTGGTGACGACGCCACACATCCACCTATCGCTATGACAGGTCGTGTGCCTGTGCGTGTGATCGGCAAGGTGCGTAAAGGTGATCGCTTGGTTTCAGCAGGAAACGGACTAGCAAGATCAGCCTCTCGTAATGAATGGACAGCATATAATGTTATTGGTCGCGCGATCCGTGATAAACTGACCGAAGACGAAGGCACAGTAGAAGCGATCGTCACGATTAATTAAGGATAACAAGAATGGCCTACTCGACCGGATCAGTAATATTAGACGACGATTACAACATCTTTGCCACAGGTAATGCTGCCGGCACAGGTGACAACAACGTCGCAAACGTCAACACTGTATGGGGTGTGGGCACAGGTGACAAAGGATATGGTCAGACCACTTTACCAGTTTTGAGCGCAGTGTCAGCAGGACAAACAGTGACAGCTACGCAATGGTCGACCATGCTGGCACGTATATCCAGTGCAGCCAGCCAACAAGGATCATCGATCACTGCGATCTCTAGCCCGGTGGCAGGGGACACGATCAGTGCCTATGCAGCTCTGTCGACCAACATCACCACGATTTTTAACAACAGATTGAACTGCGCCGCTGTGGGCACATCGATCACTGCCGGTGGTGCTGTAAGTCGTGCTACCTCCTGGACCTCGTCGGTGATATTTACACAAACAGTGACCTTTGCATCTGGAGATGCCGCACGTTATTTCTTTAACGCCGGTGGACGTATCACCCAGACCTGGAGCCGCACCGGCGGTTCAGTCAGCGATCAAAACACTGCTATCACCAACCTTTGCACTGCATGCGGAACACTTAACTACACAGCAGGAACAGGAACACAGACCATCGCAGGCGGTAGTTATACCGGAACTGTGAAAACTGGTGGATCTGGATCTCCGACTATCTCCGCTAACACTGGATACTACGATCTCACCACTGCCAATGTGCAGGTATTCACACAATCGGCCAGTTCTTACTATGGCTATGAAGGTAACTCAATCACTGTAAACATCAAGAGCAACGGTACACAAGGTTCCAACGCTGATGCTGGTTCAGTAATAACCATTGCCTCCACCATCGCCAAACCCGGCGGTTTGACCACAGTAGATGGTACACTTACATCTACCCTCACACTGATCCCCAGTGCTACCACATATCTTACCACGACCAGTTGGGGAACACCCACACTGGCTGGATCACAAACTGGATCATAAAACATCGTCAATCGGTAAAAAAAGGGCCTCCGGGCCCTTTTGTTTTGCTACATACTCTGTTATAATGGAGTATGAACTTGGATCCAGAACAACTAGTCAAACAAATCCGTAGCCGTTTTGATCATGCCACGCAGAAACGCCTGCTGAAAGAAAAATACCATTCCAAAATGACCTTTGCCTTTGCCGGCGGTATGTGGCGGGCAGGTCCTGAACTCTTGGCCCTGTTACAGAGTTGTCCCACCGAAGACGCAGTCATAGAGGATCTTTATGGCACTCCTGTGCAGATCAATGTGTTGGAATTACAGCACCTGGCGCATGATCGTTGGCAGGAGCAGATGACGGCTTGGTTGATCGAGCATCAACAATTATCTCAACAACGATGACTCAAGGCGTTCTATTATTCGCGTTCAACAATGATCGTGTGGATTATGTGCAACAAGCACAATGGTCCGCACCCAGGATCAACAGACATCTTGGATTACCAGTCACATTGATCACTGATTCAGCGCCCATGGATGTCACGATGTTTGATCAAGTGATCACTGCTGAAAGGCGCAGTGGAGGCACACGCAAATACGATCATATGAATGCTGATTCATCGGCCACATGGTTTAACCGAGGTCGATGCAGAGCCTATGATTTGAGTCCTTATGAGCAGACCTTGGTGCTTGATACAGATTATATCGTTGCTTCAGATAGACTGAAAATCCTGTTTGAAACCGATCAAGATATTTTATGCCATCGTTATGTGTTAGATGTCACAGAACGCAGGAACTTTGCTGCCGATACTAGATTTGGATCGGTAGAAATGCCCATGTGGTGGGCCACGGTACTGTATTTCCGGAAGAGTGCGTTGGCACAATCTGTGTTTGAGATGATGCACATGATCGAAGATAACTGGTATCATTACAGTCGCATCTATAAATTCAGCCAAGATCTCTATCGCAATGACTACGCTATCAGCATCGCTCTCAACACTGTTTATGGGCACGTCGAGGATTCTATACCCAGCATTCCGTGGCCTTTGTTTACCAGTTTTTATGATGTGTATTTGAATCAATTGGAGCCCGATAGATTCCAACTGAACTATGTGAGGATGGTTGATAATCAAGAGCGTCACCAACGCATGTTATTGGAGGATTGTGATCTCCATGTCATGAACAAACCTGATCTGGGGAAAATCTGTGCCAGTGCTATTTGAACGTGGATATCTAATCATAGCCAGCAACAACGGTCGCGATGACTACGTAGCCTGTGCTCGAGCACTGGCCAAGAGCCTACGTTGGTGGATGCCAGATTGTAGGATATGTTTGGTCACAGACGCCGAAGAATCAGATCCGGTGTTTGATATCATCAAACCTTTCCCTCATGGAGATCAAGCTGCCAACGACACATGGAAGTTGGCCAACGACTGGCAAGCATTCCATGCTTCTCCATTCCGCGAAACGATCAAACTCGAATCTGATATGATAGTCAACGGATCCATCGACCATTGGTGGTCTTGGTTCGAACATCGAGATGTCGTAGTCAGTCGTGGTATGCGTAACTATCTCAACAACGTCAGTGATTGCCGCGCTTATCGTAGACACTGGGACGACAATGATCTTCCAGATCTCTACAATGCCATCACATATTGGAGATTGAGTCGCACGGCATCGGAATTTTTTGAACTGGTGCGTGTGCTGTTTGAAAAGTGGCCCGAGGCTCGTAAAACATTGAAATATTGTGATAGCATTCCTGCCAACACTGATATGATCTATGCCATGGCGGCCAAGTATATGGGCGAGGATCTTGTGACTTTGCCCGACGCATGGCCCAGCATGATACACATGAAGCCCGCAGTCAACTATCTCAAGACAGACGCACGCCCATGGACCGACGAATTTGTCTACGAATTGGTAGATGGAAGACTGCGCATCAACACCATAGAACAGCATGGGGTTGTGCATTATCATCACAAACCCCTGGCACTAGAATTGGAGGAGCATTATGGATGCCTTTTGGCAAGCCGCCACACAGCATGATTGGACCGTGCCCGAAAATCGAGCCGAATTCCGCATCTACTATGATGATTCCGGAACCATCACTTGCTATTCCATGGAAGATCTTCCTGGCACATACATTGTAGTGGATCGTCATACCTTTGAACAAGTGCGCATGGATCTCAAAGTGCGCGATGGAAAATTGATTAAAATAACACAACAGAGCAGTTGGCGATTGGCACCAGCAGATCATGGCGAATATGCTTGCCATGCCGACGATGTTTGTATCGTTGTGCCAACCACCTATACTCAAAAGAAATTTTGGAAAGTAACCGTGACCAATGAAGAAAGTTGATATAGCAGATCTTGACGTCGTCTACCTGTCCTATGACGAGCCTCTCAAAGAAGAATTTTGGGTCAAAATACGCAACATGGTCCCCTGGGCCAAACGTGTGGACAGCGTCAAAGGATCAGATGCCGCACACAAGGCCGCAGCCGACGCATCAGAAACCGAGCGTTTCATCTTGATAGATGGAGACAATCTTCCCCAAGAAAACTTTTTCAATCTCACACTGGAATTTCCAGATGAATCATGGGAGCGTGCTGTGTTGCGGTGGCGTGCTCGCAATCATGTCAATGGTCTGATGTATGGCAACGGTGGGTTGAGTTCGTGGACCCGAGATTTCGTTCTCAACATGAAAACCCATGAATCCACAGATGGGCGAGACGAAACAGTGGTAGAATTCTGCTTTGATCCACTGTATTGGCCCATGCATGATTGCTATTCAACAACCTATCCCAATGGATCACCATTCCATGCCTGGCGTGCAGGGTTCCGAGAAGGCGTCAAGATGTGCCTGGATCGTGGGCGCCGTCCCACAGTGAGTGAATTCAAGGATCGTGTGCATAAACGCAATTTCGATCATCTCACGATATGGCACAACATAGGCTGCGATGTTGAAAATGGATTTTGGGCCATAGCCGGTGCCCGTCAAGGCACATACATGACCATGCTTTCTGACTGGGACTATCGAGAAGTGCAGTGGTTTGATACTCTAAAAACGATATGGGAATCCACAGTGGCTGAACAAGACCCAGCAGGGGTGATTGATTTTTATACCGATCCATTGAGCACACAATTGGGATTACCCATGGCGTTCATGCCCCCGTTCCAGAGCGCATTTTTCAAGGATCATTACAGATCTAACTGGCAGAATCTCGGCGTAATGACACGTGAGATTGATGTGATCCGACGACAAGAGGGGTGGTAATGACAGTATCTTTCCAGATCCTTGCAACCAGTGATAAGTTTTGGAACAAAGATGAATTTGTTAGATTTTTGTTTGCTAATCAAGGTCTTCCGATTGAGATTACTGTGGCCCCCGAAGCTGTGAGCATGAAAACTTTGGGAGTTTATCGATTATTAGAATCCATGGAACATAAAAATGTTACTGTTATCACGGCCAATCCATTGGAATCACATCCTTATTATCATATAAAATTTTTAGAAAATCACTGGCCAAAAAAAATTGAATCCATAGATAACAGCATGCATTCTTGGGATCAAACGCATGTCTTCTATGCATTGTTTGGGAGACCCACAGCGGCTCGACTGGCTATTGCAGGACATTTAAGACGCTATCACGGCCGTAAAAGCCTGATACATTTCTCGGCTAATACCGGTGTGGATGATTTGGTGCATTTTGAATTTGACAAACTATTATCTTATCGCATTGAAAGTGTCAAAGACGCCAGTGTGTTGATTGATGATCTTCCTTTGTTGTTGTCTAGTCCAGATAGATACACTGACAGTGAAGGTTATGATTTTTCAGATCCGCTGACAAATTACTATAAAAATATTCTAGTTGATGTGGTAGTTGAATCACATGTGTCAGGGGAAACTTTTTATGCTACCGAAAAGACTTTTAGACCGATGTGGATGAAAAAACCATTTATTGTTTTTGCCAGCCGGAATTATCTAGAGTATCTACGGCAGATGGGGTTTAAGACATTTTGGAATTTTTGGAACGAAGACTATGATGGGTTTGATACCAAAGATAGATTGCAATCAACACTAAAACTCATTGATGACTTGGTCAAAAAATCTAAGTCAGAATTGTATCACATGTATCAGGATATGCAATCTATTCTAGATCATAACTACAATCTTCTGCTAGATCAAAAGTATTCAACGGAGATTGTCAATATTGTCTGAACAAAACAAAGGCGATGAAGTATTACAAGACTTCAAGTCAAAATTCTTAAGTGATGCAGAAATAATCAAACAAAAACTCGATACTGTAAGTTCTAGTCTTTGTTTGGCCAAGTGGAAACAAGTCAGTTTACATCTCACCACTGGCCATACCAATTCCTGCTATCATCCTCCGTTGCACAAAATACGCATCGAGGACATACAACGCAGTCCATCGGGTATCCACAATACTGAACACAAAAAACAGCAACGCCGATTGATGTTAGAAGGCACACGCCCGGGCGAATGTCAGTATTGTTGGAACATGGAAGATCTCGGAGAAATGTCGGATCGTCATTACAGATCCGGAGAACCCTGGGCGGCTCGTGATTTTGAAAAGATAGTGACCGCGCCATGGGACCAAGATGTCACTCCTAGTTATGTGGAAGTCAATTTCAATTCTGTTTGCAATCTCAAATGTAGTTATTGCAGTCCACAATTTTCTACGTCCTGGATGGAAGAAGCAGAACGTCACGGCGCCTGGCCCACTGCTACACCTCATAACGATCCTGCTTACTTCCAAGGAGATCGCAAACCCATACCTTTTCGTGAACACAATCCCTATCTTGAAGCATTTTGGCAGTGGTGGCCTGCGCTGTATCCGGAACTAGAACATTTCCGTATGACCGGCGGCGAGCCTATGATGGACAAGAACACTTATAAAGTGTTTGACTATGTGATGGCTCATCACAATCCGCGACTGCATCTTAATGTAACATCAAACTTCTGTGCCGACGAACGTCTTTGGCAACGCTACAAAGGTTATGTGAAAATGATCTGCGACAACGAGCGTGTGGAGCATTTCATGCAGTATGTGAGCCTTGATGCTTGGATGGACCGTGCCGAGTATATACGGCATGGTATGGATTTTGCCCTGTTATGGGATCGTGTGAATCAATTCCTCACTGAAATACCACATCGCAGTTCCATCACATTTATCATAACCATGAACAACTTGTCAGTGACTAGTTTCCAGGAACTCATGGTAGGGATGTTGGGATTAAGACAGATCTATTCTAACACTTATCAGCGTGTTTGGTTCGATACTCCTGTGTTGAGAAATCCAGCCTGGCAGAGCCTGCAGATCTTGCCCGAAAGTTACGCAGACAAACTGGAAGAAGTTTGGGTTTTCATGATGAAAAATCTCGAAACCGAAGAACGACGATTCAAAGGCTTTAAAGATTACGAACTACAGAGATTGGATAGAGACATCGCGTGGATGCGAGAAGGAAAGAAACTAGATCCTGATTATGTGCGCCGTCAGCGTGCGGATTGGTTCCGATTTTTCGATGAACATGACCGACGCCGCGGCACGAGATTTCTCAAAGTATTCCCAGAAATGGTCGAATGGTGGGCCGATTGTGGATATCTAGCCAAGCAATTAATCAAACAATAAATTATATATTAACCAAGCAAAATGACTACTGCACTTATCACCGGAATCACAGGCATGGTCGGAAGCCATCTAGCCGATCTGATCCTTAAAGAAACTGACTGGAATATTGTTGGTGTAATAAGATGGCGGAGTCCTCTTGACAACATCAATCATTTGATCCCCGATATAAATCAAAAAAAACGCATCATGCTCGAGTATGGTGATTTAAATGATGATCCGTCATTGCAAAAAATCATAAAAAATTCAAAGCCCGATTATGTTTTCCACCTTGCGGCACAAAGTTTTCCAAAGACTAGTTTTGATAGTCCTGTAGAAACTCTTAACACTAACATCCAAGGCACAGCAAGATTGTTAGAAGCATGTAAAATTCACTGTCCTGACGCAATAATACATGTTTGTGCTAGTTCAGAAGTATTTGGTCGAGTTCCTAAAGAAAAACTTCCTATAGATGAAAATTGCACTTTTCATCCAGCCTCGCCATATGCTATTAGCAAGGTTGGTACAGACTTGTTGGGAAGATTTTATGCCGAAGCATACGGATTAAAAGTCATGACCACTAGAATGTTCACACATACCGGTCCGCGTCGCGGAGATGTGTTTGCTGAATCATCTTTTGCCAAACAGATCGCTATGATTGAAAAAGGTAAAATAGAACCTGTTGTCAAGGTGGGCAATCTTGATAGTTTACGGACTGTTGCTGATGTCAGAGATGCTGTGCGAGCTTATCTTATGCTTGTTACCGTAAATCCTGTCCCTGGAGAATATTACAACATAGGAGGCACGCATGTATGCCGAGTGCAGGATATCCTTGATAAGTTAATATCATTAAGTGCCTGTCAGGACAGCATACGGGTAGAAGTCGACCTTGACCGATTGCGTCCAATAGATGCAGATCTCCAGATACCAAACACAGAAAAATTTCGTAAGCATACTGGATGGAAACCGGAAATTACCTTTGATCGGACCATGCAAGATCTACTAGACCATTGGCGAGAGAAGGTTAACGAGATCAATAAAAATTATTTGATAAGATGATCATAGTTAGAACTCCTTATAGAGTAAGTTTTTTCGGAGGCATGACCGACTATCCAGATTGGTATGAGTATCATCCGGGATCAGTAATCAGCACCACTATTAACAAATATAGTTTTATTGTTATTAGGAAATTGCCTCAAGTGTTTGATTACAAATATCGCATAAGATATTATGAGGTACAAGAAACCAATTCCATAGATGAAATATCTATTCCTGTGATCAGAGAATGTTTGAAGTTTTGTAATATTGATTTTGGTATCGATATTACACATCACGGAGATTTGCCTAATCGCACAGGCATAGGTTCTAGCAGTAGTTTCACAGTAGGTCTTCTACACGGTCTCTATACCTTGACTAATCAACTCAAGACTAAACGTCAGTTAGCATTAGATGCCTTGTATATCGAGCAGAAAGTTTTGAAACAAGATGTGGGTAGCCAAGATCAGGTGGCCGCCGCATTTGGTGGTTTCAATAAAATCAATTTTGGTGGACATCAAGATTTTACGGTCAATCCCTTGATACTTGATTCTGGCATACACCGAGAATTGGAATCATCAATGCAGATGTTTCATACACAAGATTGCAGAGAGAGCGGTCAGTTAGCGAAAAAAACTATTGCTTTACTTGGGCAACAAGAAAAAAAATTGCAGGATATGAATGCTTTAACTGATCGAGCGCAGAGTATATTGTTTGATGCAAATCAAAACAGACTGACAGACTTTGCCGAGGCTCTAAACGAACAATGGATTCTAAAAAAGGCAATACAGCCCGAATCGACCAATCAGAAAATTGATGAAATATATGATCGTGCTCTAACAGCAGGAGCTCTGGGAGGTAAGTTGTTGGGGGCAGGCGGTGGTGGATTTATGCTTTTTGTCACACCGCTGGATGCCAAACAAAAAGTTGAAGAGGCACTAGGATTGACCAGTGTGCCAATTTTATTTGAATATCTAGGTAGTCAGATAATTTATTACGACAATCAGGACAGATGAACATGGAAAAACAGTCTAAAATATTTGTAGCAGGTGGATTTCGTGGACACCTTGGATCGGCTATAGTGAGACAATTACGATCACAAGGATATACTAACATACTATATCCTAGTCCCGAAGAATTAGATCTGAGAAATAAAACACAGGTCGATGCTTGGTTCAATCGGCATAGGCCAGAGTATGTATTTTTAGTAGCGGCTAAGTTGATAGGACTTTTGAGTCAGGATTGGGGAGAAACAATGCTGTATAACTTAGAAATACAAAACAATGTTTTTGATGTGTCTCGCAAATATCAGTGTAAAAAACTTTTGTTTACTGGTAGTAGTTCTGCCTATCCCAAAGACTGTCAAATACCTATCACTGAAGATCAACTTTTATCTGGATATTTAGAACCAATTAGCGAAGCCTACGCCGTGGCAAAAATTGCTGGGATCAAAATGGCTCAGTATTTTAGAAAACAATGGGGATGTGATTTTATCACAGTGATGCCCGGTAACCTTTACGGGCCTAACGATACTTTTGATAATGTCAAATCTCATGTCATGAGTGATTTTATAAGCAAATTTGTCAATGCTGTCAAACGTCAAGACGCCGCAGTATCTCTTTGGGGAGATGGAAGTCAGGTAAGAGATTTTATGTTTGTGGACGACGCTGCCGACGCTTGTATTTTTTGTATGCAAAATTATTCTGCCAGTGAGCCAATAAATCTTTCTGCCGGTAATCCAGTTAACCTTAAGACTGCCGCCGATCTAGTAAAGCACTTATCTGGTTTTGCAGGGGATATACAATGGGATATCACAAAACCAACAGCTACTATTGTTAGAACTTTAGACAACAGTAAAATAAAATCCATGGGGTGGCAACCAAAATATAATTTATCACAGGGTATAGATATCACAATCCAATGGTATAAACAAAATTGTCTATCATGATAACTGTTATTGGAACCACGTTCCCACTTGCTTATCACTATGGGCCTTTGGAACGAGAAGTATTGCAAAAGACTGCAGAACAAATTGAGTCTAAGTTCAAAGATGAAAAGAATTTATTATTGAATATGACTTGGTTTGGTCCTCAGTTTGATAACGGACAATGGCAAAAGTTAGAAAAATTGATCTACAAAGATTGCGCTAAATTTGACAATTTGTTTTTGTTATCTACAATCGATCCTGTGTATCTGCGCGAAGATCTAATAGATAGTATTATCAATCAAATCAAGTGCGAGAAAGTAATACGCATCGGCACATGGGAAAATCAAAAGTATCAATGGAATTGGCACGCGGCAGCCGCCTATAAGTTAATGACCATACCCACTTTGGATCAAATCAGCCTTCAATCAGTTAAACACGTATTCGTTTGTCTACAACGCAAACCAAGACTACACCGTGTGGAGCTCACTAATCTTATATTGGCATCTCGTCTTGATCGTAGGGGAATCATTACTTTAGGTGGCGGATCAAAAGAACATGCAGATATCTATGCTGATGGTATGATGGGCCCTAACATAACATTGGGTGAGAACTTAGATGATTTTATTACAGAGGATGACTGTGGTGGAATTCCTTGCGATTTGTTTGGACTAGGTCCTCTAACTGTGTGGAAAAATCATTTTTTACATGTGGTCAGCGAAACAGAGTTTAACAATTGGCATCCCTTGTTTGTAACTGAGAAAACATGGAAACCAATGATTGGATTAAGACCTTTTGTCATACATGGGCAGACTAGGATATATCCATGGTTGCGTAATCGAGGATTTAAAACATTTAACCATTATTGGCCACATGTTGATATAGAAACCTCAGAGGACCAGCATGGTAGTGTGATGAGTGTATTACATTGGTTATGCGATATGACTCTGTCAGAGATCGAAGACATCTATCAAGATATGTTGCCCGATCTTCGCTATAACCGTGAAAGGTTCATTGAGTTTAGTCGTGAACAATATCACAAAATGCATCATGTATTTGAATCATGACCAGATTGACAGGACTGGTTCCTAAAAAATGGGGATCTGAATTTATTTGGGCAACTAATAACCAATATTGTGCAAAGTTTTTAAATTTTGAGACCGGTGCCCGCTTCAGTATGCATTTCCATCGAGACAAAGATGAAACTTGGTATGTCCAAAATGGCAAATTTCTAATTCGTTGGATAGATACTGATACCGCTGAATCTCATGAAAAAGAATTAAATGAAGGGGCAACTTGGCACAATCCACCTTGCCAGCCTCATCAGTTGATCTGTATTGAAGCAGGAACAATCATAGAAGTCAGCACACCAGATTCTGTGGAAGACAATTATAGAATCGTTCCAGGCGATAATCAGGCATGAATGGTAATATTATTGTTGAGCCTGGACTGCCACTTGGGTATCTCGATACAGCAGATGACATCGTTGTTGACTATCTAAGTGATCGACAAGGGTGTTATGCTATATCCTTGAAGACTCTGGTTATGCGACCAGAGTTGGTGATCAAGAGTTTGGAAAATGGCAGCACTATCGCTGTAGAAAAAACAGATGAATCAGTGGCCACTCAGTGGCACATAGTCAAACATCATCTCTACTATACATGGTTCCAAAGAGGATCTCTTAGATGGATAACAGGCGGTGATTCTGATCCGGATATACAAAATCTCAACAACGAGCATTTTTTACGGGCCACTATCGGCAGCCAAGAAACCAACCTGGTATTAAGCCAACAGGTTACTCGACCTTATAAATTTCTTTTTACCAATCGAAAACTGCGTCCGCATAGGAAATACTTGATCGCCAAATTGAAATTTTTTGGATTGTTGGATCGAGCATTGTGGTCTTGTCTAGAGAACTATGATACATGGGGGCATAGAGATTTCAACAGAGTCTATGTTGAGCATATGGATTTATCCGAAAAATCTTTGCCATCACGGTATGAAATTCAACCAGAACCATCATGGTTAGATGGCGTGATCTATGCACCACAGTTCAATGACACTTACTTCAGCGTAGTCAGTGAAACTGTGTTTGAATATCCGCACAGTTTCCGCACAGAGAAAACCTACAAGCCAATATTAGCGGCACATCCTTTTGTTATTTGTGCCAACATGGGATTCTATCGAGACCTACATCGCATGGGATTTAGAACATTCGGATCGTTGATCGATGAATCGTTTGATACTATAATAGATGGTAAGGGGAGACTGGACAGATTGATACAAGAAGTCCAGTGGTTATGCGATCAAGATCTAGACCAATTTTGGATCGAAACACGAGACATCTGTTTATATAACCAACAGCACGCCCAAGAACTACATACTAACCAACAGAAAACATTTACTGTAAAATTCCAAAAGTTCATGCATGCCACGTAAAGACAACGAAACAGATATTGAATACAAACGTCGGGTGATCGATATCAAATCCGATAGTTTTTGTGGAGCCAAATGGTATAACGCTACTATTTGGCTAGGCTCCGGCATGACTACCAGTTGCCATCACCCGCTGCCTCACAAAGTCAGCGTAGAAGATGCAGAAGCCAATCCCAAAGCCTTGCACAATACTGCCAAAAAAAAATCCGAACGAGGCATGATGCAACGCGGCGAGCGCCCACAAGGGTGCGAATACTGCTGGAAGATTGAAGACATAGGTCGAGACAACGTCAGCGACCGTGTGTATAAGACAGTGATATATTCAGACGAGGACCTTGATGATGCATACCATACTCCAGCGGACCAAGACGTGGATTTACAAACCTTGGAAATCGCCTTTGATAGGACTTGCCAGTTCGCTTGTTCTTATTGCAATCCTGCTTTTAGTTCTACATGGGTTCGGGATATTAAACAACACGGTGCTTACACCGGCCTGGTATCAGATGGTCGTAATCATTTCACTCACGCTCATGACAGCAGTCAGTTGTATACATTCAATGATCGGAATCCTTATGTGGACGCATTTTTCCAGTGGTGGGAATCAGACCTACATAGAACACTGAAAGAACTGCGCATCACCGGTGGTGAACCACTGATGAGCGGATATACCTGGAAGTTGTTGGATTGGTTCCAACAAAATCGCGGACGTTCGCAAACACGCCTGGCCATCAACTCAAATCTTGGCATGGAATATGATGTGATAGAACGTGCTATCAATGCCTGCGAAGATGTAGAACTGGATCTGTATACTTCCAATGAGAGCATCGGTCCTCATGCTGAATATATCCGCGATGGTTTGAACTATGGACAGTGGACCGACAACATGGAACGCATCATGCAGAGTAAAAAACTGCGAGGCTTGCATGTGATGTGTACCATTAATGCCTTGTGCCTGGAAAGCCTGCCAGAGTTCCTGACCTATCTCATGTTATGGAAACAGGACCATGGTTCGGACTTTCCTAACTTCACGCTGAACATCCTGAGATTTCCCAGTTTCCAATCACCACTGGTTTTGCCTGATCACATCCGTATGCGTCATAGAGATCGATTGCAGGCCTGGTTAGATCGCTGGACTGACAATGTCATGATGCATGAACACGAACGCAATCACATGCAACGATTGATAGATTATCTTGACGTGGTCAAGACTCCGCATTCAGATGCATTTGATATGCCGCGATTGCACAACGATTTTAAACAATTTTACGAGCAATATGATCGGCGCCGTGGCAAAAATTTCCGCAGGACTTTTCCTGCATTGAGTGAGTGGTATGACACAATATCAATATAATTCCGCAGATTTAGTCCGACCAACGGATCTCAACGATCGCGAACAATTTCTGCTGAAAGACAGCAAAACATTCTGTATCTATCCTTGGATACACCTGCATGCTTATCCCACAGGTGAAGCCTATCCTTGCTGTCATGCAGAGATGCGATACCCAGTGGGCGATTGCAGAAAGAATACCTTGGCCGAAATTTGGCAAGGTCCGTCCATGACACAGTTGCGAGAAGACATGTTAGCCGAACGGCCCAACCCGGCCTGTGGTCGATGCTATGAACAAGAGGAATCGGGATTTTTTTCAGGTCGGAGATCAGCCAACAAACATCACGGTCATCACATCAAGAAATTAGAAAGCAATCCGTTTGAGATGACTTATTGGGATATACGTTTCAGTAATCTTTGCAATCTCAGTTGTCGCAGTTGTGGGCATATCTTTTCCAGTTCATGGTATCAAGATCAGATCAAGTTAGCCGGTCCTGAATGGGCCAAACACAATAGACCTTTGAACATTGCAGGTCGCGATCCCGAAGATATGTGGAACCAATTGTTACCGCATATTGATTATGTAGAGCAGATATATTTTGCAGGTGGCGAGCCTCTGATGATGGATGAGCACTATCGCATCCTGGAAGAATTAGAACGCAGAGAACGATTTGATGTGCGCCTGATCTACAATACAAACTTCACGCAAGTCAAACTCAAAGATCGATATGTGTTTGACTATTGGAAAAAGTTTAAGAGTGTAGCAGTAGGAGCCAGCCTGGATGCCATGGACTTGCGTGCTGAATACATACGCAATGGTACCAATTGGAACACAGTAGAAGATAATCGTCGTAGGATGATAGATATCTGCCCCAACGTAGATTTCTATATTTCTCCTACGCTGAGTATCATGAACGCATGGCATCTACCTGATTTTCATAAATCTTGGGTAGAGCAAGGACTGATACGTGCGCAGGATCTCAATGTCAATATCTTGCAAGATCCAGCACACTATAGAATAGACATAGCACCTATGAAATACAAACAACGTCTAAGGATACGCTTTGAAGAGCACCTTGATTGGTTGAGAACACAAGATCCTTTGCAACGTGCCACGGTGGGTTTTGAATCGGCTATCAATTTTATGATGGGGTCAGATAACACTCAATTACTGGAGGTATTCTGGCGCAAGACTCACGAACTAGACGCCATCCGCGGACAGAATCTGCTGTCTGTGATACCCGAACTGGAGGCCTTGCAATGAAAATACCACACGAGAAATTCTGTGTGTTACCGTGGGTTAGCTTAGAAACCAGTCCCATAGGCACAGTGAGACCTTGCTGTTTGGCCATGGACGAGATAGTAGATGATCAAGGGAAAAAATTCCAACTTACAAACTCTACCTTTGACCAGATACAGAACAGCCAACATCTAAAAAATCTGCGTCAGCAGTTTTTAGATGGCCAGCAACCACAGACCTGTCGTAGATGTTGGCAAGAAGAACGTGCCGGTCGTACCAGTAAAAGGATGCATACTCTAGATAGGCTCAAACATATGGGCATTTCTGACAATTGGACAGCAGATGCTAAACCTTTGATGTTTTTGGATCTCAAATTAGGTAATATCTGTAATCTCAAATGCCGCATCTGTGGTTCATGGTCTTCGTCGACTTTTGCTTCAGAAGAGTTGAACTTTATTGTTGATAGAGAAGATAAAAAGAAAAGTTTCCATTATCAAATGTTACGTGATGGAGCATGGCCGCGCAACAGCGAGCAGTTTTGGCACGAACTGGATTCGGCCATGGCCCAAGTCCGATACATTGAGTTCACTGGTGGCGAACCTTTCATGATCCGAGAGCATTTTGATCTACTGCGCCGCCTGGTAGACCGTGGATATGCTCATCAAATTGAAATACACTACAACACCAACGGCACACAATATCCCGAAGAAGCCGAAGACATCTGGTGCCATTTCCGGCATGTTGAAATCGCTTTTTCTGTGGATGACGTAGGTGAGAGATTTGAATATCAACGTAGCAATGCTGGCTGGTCGGAAATCAATCACAATATCGAACTGTTCCGACAGATGAGATCTAGGATTTCAAACATCACTCTACAGGTGTGTTGCACCATCAATGCGTTCAACGTGATGTATCTGTCAGACGTGGCACAATGGATCGATCGTCAAAAGTTTGATTTTGTCTACTGGAACATGTTGCATGATCCCTATTATTTCAGTATTGCTAACCTGCCCGAACGTGCTAAACAGGCAGTTCGACAGAGATTGTCAAGTGAATGGGTGCCCGAGTCATTCCGATCTGAGTTTGATCGCGTGGTAGATTTCATGATCAATGGTGCCAGCACTGATGGAAATCTTTTGAAGATAAAGATAAAAGATCTAGATCTAAGGCGTCGTCAGAACCTTTCACAGATAGCGCCGGAGTTAGCACGAGTGATAGATTATGAAGTCTGAAACACTGTGCATGGCTCCGTGGACACACACATATCTCTCGCCACAGACCGAGAGGAGGATGTGTTGTGCCAGTCGTGAGCCTGCACAGAACTTTGAACAGTATATAGACACAGCCGCCGGCAGCGGACGTTATATTCCCATCACACTGGATGAACATTGGAACAGTGAACACATGAAATCTGTGAGACGGCGCATGATGGCCGGAGAGACCTTGCCAGAGTGTGCGGTGTGCAATGAGAAGTTATTGAATACAGATGTCTATCGCAGTTACTTTTGGGGACTGTTTGGTCACAAGTATGAGGAAGCCATGGCAGCCACCACACCCGACGGTGTAACCACACTGAAACCAGTGAGCTGGGACTACAGATTTAGTAATCTTTGCAACTTTAAATGTCGCATGTGCGGAGACATGCTTTCCAGCTCTTGGGAAACTGAAGAGAAAAAACACGACATGGTAGACTGGTCAAATCCCAAAAACAACTGGATGCGGCCTGATGTCAAACGTGAAATCATACAGTTCCAGGACACACAGGTAGAAGCAGAGTTTGCTCAAGCAGTAGAAGAACATCGTGTAGAAGAAATCTATTGGGTGGGCGGAGAGCCGCTGATGTATGAACAGCATTGGCGCTATATGAAAAGAATCATTGAACTGGGTGATGGCCCAAGACTTTATGCAAGATACAATACCAACCTTAGCCGCGTGGATTATAATGGGATTAGTCTTTATCGTGATTTGCTGGCAAATATACGAGACTTCCAAATCTGTGCAAGCATCGACGGAACAGGACCCATCGGAGAATACATCAGAACCGGTTTGGCCTGGCCCGTATTTTTAGAAAACTTTAAACGTGGCCTAGAAATCGCACGACATCGCAGACAGATGCGATTGGACTTTACTTTGACTCTGCCAGGTTTGTTTGAAGTTGAGTCGATGCAACGCACAGCCGATGAACTAGGTGTTGACATCTTGGCCAAAGTTGTGTTTAGTTTTACTCCGGACATTTTAATGAGTCCGCTGGCATTGCCTAGAGAAATATTACATCGCAAAGTGGATGAGATAGTGCCTGCCACACGTGGCGCACTACGAGATGTTTTACTACAACTCAAGCAAAGACCCACGTTTGCGGAACAATGGCCTGATCAATATCAAGCAGGATTGATCAAAGGCAAGCGCAGGATTTTAGAACTAGAAAAGATACGTGGTGATCAATATACCATGGCACATATATTACAACAAAATCAGGACATGTATGATTGGTGGCAAGATATTAGATAGATTGCAGATTGATCTACAAAATCGTCATACTGGCGATCTACTGCCAGTATATGTGGACATCTATGATAACTCTCTCAGTCATAAATGGCTGTCAGCACTCAATGATCTATTGCGGAAAGATTATCATCTAGAAAAAAACTATTGTTTCTTTGGGTTTGTCGATCATGCTCGCAACGGTTCCTATATACTAGAGCAGGTCAATCTCAGTATAGCGGCAATCAATCAAGCCAATCTTGGTTATCACATCGACGACTATTTTGATATGGCGAATTGTATCACAGATACACCTATAGATGGTCGCGCAGCCGGTCGCAATATCATACATGACAAGTTCAACTGGTTGCATAGATATTTTGAAGATTTACAAGGTGTCAGCGGCTCTCCCAAAGAATACTATCTAAAAGCTAATGCTGCCACACGCTGGCATATCCGGCAATTGAATTTATTGTGTCACGAATTTGAATCTTGGGCTCTCAGTTATCGAAAACAGATTGAAGCGCCCGCTTGGCAAAGGCCCAGTCAACTGATGTGTTGGCTTAATGCACCAAGATTTGTGTTAGACGAAAAAGACTACGAGCTGTTTGGTATAGAAACTATCAATCGACCCATAGGCGGAGTATTTGTAGGTGTGAACAAAGCAGTGGGCAAACATCATTGGGAAGTGTTCCAGGATGAAGGACGTGACAGTCGTGTGGGTGAGTTAATTTCAACTACCATGCGTAGCCAGACTGAGGCAGCAGGAGACTTTGATATAGAGTGGGCTAACAATCCTGGCAACTACGAATGGCAAAAGATAAGATTACAAGAGTTCCGTGAATGGCTAACAGTGAATGGATTTGATCCCAATGACAAAAGTTTAACTATTGGGCATCCGCAAATCGGTCAAGTGGATCTCATTGATACCTTTTGGACAAATGATTATCAATCCATATGGAGCCGTTTAAATACTCATCTAGATGTCTACAGAGTTAAAACCAGTGATGCCGAATGTGTCTATGACTATTGCTGGAGTGATCCTGATTATCAAACTCGACAGATACAAATCATAGGAGGAAAAAATGAAATGGTTAACAAACTTGATCAACCGGATCAAACTTGAAATACGCTATCGCAAAAAACTAAAAGAGTTACGCAAAAGAGATCCGTTTATCTATAAATGAAACACATACTTGGTATTAGTGCAGGGTTCCATGATGCGGCAGCCACTGTCATCAGGTCAGATGGTGAAATAGTTTTTGCCGGCCACTCAGAACGATATAGTAAAAAGAAAAACGATCCTACTATTGCTCCTGGACTGCTCAAAGAACTGTGTGAGTGGGAATACGATACAGTGGCGTTCTATGAACATCCATGGATGCACAACATACAGCAGATATTTTCTGGGCAACGCAACTTTGGCCCTTGGACCACACGCGGTGCATTGAAAAAGCATCTCGGGTCTTGGTATCAAAATCCGGCTCGTAACGAAGTCAGCACCAGCCATCATCTCAGCCATGCAGCCGCAGGTTTTCAAACATCACCATTTGACCGTGCAGTAGTTGTTGTTATAGATGCCATTGGTGAGTTAGATACTGTTAGCATCTATCGTGCATGTTACAACAACAAGGGTCGGGCACAATACCAGAGACTATGGCGCCAAATGTATCCACACTCAATTGGATTATTCTACAGCGCCATGACTGATCGTGTGGGACTAAAACCCATGGACGAAGAATACATTACTATGGGCATGGCCGCCTGGGGTCGAGATACGTGGTACCAAGCCTTGAGCAATCGCGTGATCAAAGACTACAACAGCATTGAACTCAATGAAAACTTCCATATAGGAGTTGACTCAACATTTTTAGAATCGGCTACCAATGAAGATATTGCGTGCGCTACGCAGTTAGTGGCTGAAGATCTCATAATGAGTGTAATGAAAAAAGCTCGCGAACTCACAGGCGAAACCAATCTTGTATACATGGGAGGTGTTGCTCTCAACTGTTTAGCCAATAGAAATCTTGGAGACATCTATGAAAATATTTGGATCATGCCTAATCCTGGTGATGCTGGTAGCAGCCTTGGTGCTGCCGCTTTGGCTCATGGGCATAGAGTTAACTGGACCAGTCCTTATCTTGGGTATAATATACCTGGCCCTTATCCTGTTGATGAGCTTGTGGCTCGGCTACTTAATGAACAGATTGTGGGAGTTGCCTCCGGCAGAGCTGAGTTCGGTCCCCGCGCACTCGGAAACCGTAGCCTCCTTGCAGACCCTAGAGGCAGCGAGATCAAGGAGAAAGTCAATGCGATCAAACGCAGACAACAGTTTAGACCGTTTGCACCTGTGATACTAGAAGAATGTGTCAACGATTATTTTGAGATGCCCCAAGGATATACCAGTAGCCCTTACATGCAAGTGGTAGCACGTTGTCGCCATCCGGATCATTTTCCTGCTATCATACATGTAGATAAGACCAGTCGTGTTCAAACAGTAAGCAAGGACTGTGGGTCAGGTATACGAGAACTGTTAGAACGTTGGTATGTAGAAACAGGATGTCCTATGTTGCTTAACACCAGTCTAAACATACGCGGTGAGCCTATGGTCAATGATAGAGACGATGCTGATCGGTTTGAAAAACTATACGGTGTAAAAGTTTGCAACTAGAGATAAGTCTCTAAGCCACCGCGTCGCCGGATGTCTTGTGTGCAACAGCTAACACCCCCATCCCAGAAATAGCTGTGACGCAATTCCGAGATGATAGGTTCAATTTTATGCTGTTTACAGAAATCAAATACTGGTTTGTTGTATGCCGAGAAGATTACATGTGATTCGTCTAGCACCAGACAGTTAACATCAAACACTGTTTCACTCACAAATCCCGTCCATTTGTTGAGATATTCATCTACGAATTTCGTGAATTCTTCGGTGGGTGTTTGACCTTGCACATACCAGCGGCCGTTAAAGTTATCTTCTTTGAACTTGCCAACCTCCATGGCTGCCCAAATTGAGCTATCCCAAACCTTGCACACTTCCCAACCGGGAAAATCTCTGCCGAAATCTAAATTGCTATCGTGCTTGCTACTTAATATAACTCCAGGTTTGAGGATGGCAAACACAGCATCCCCGTGCCCATCAGTGACAGCTTCGTGTATACGATATTCTGGTCCTAGTAGATTTTCAACGATCCATCGACTCTGTTCTGGTTTTAAAAATTCTGAATTGTCAAAAAATATGTCTCTGCCAACCCGAACTATGCAGCTGGCACTGGCACCATTCAGCGTGCAATTCTCATCGAAATTTTGATTATCATTTAAATTTTGATCATTGTCGTGAGGATTCACCACTTGATCTTTGTAAAGATCACAAACATCATCGAGTTCGGGTATTGACAACATACGTAGCAGTTTTTGTCCGAGGGTGATTTGCCAATCTCTAGGAGTCAAGGGGGGAATAGGTATGCCCTGATCAACGTTCATTTGATTATTTTCAAAGATCTGTTTGGGAGGTAAATTTGGTCGTCTGACCACAGCACCATATGATTCTATTGTGCGTTGGAGATTATTGAGATCTTCTGCTGTTTCAAACAATATCTGTTGTAGTTGGTTGCGGACTTGGGCGTTATCTAAAAAATCAAAGTAGTCCGGATCGTAGGCACGACCTACGATCACTTCTTCTAGAGGTTGCCAACTGGTATAACTGTTTACAAGTGGTTGCATATTTCAAGGCTTCGTTTAAGTAGGTTATTTAAACAGTTGGCTTTACTAGACAAAAATAACTGCTGGTTGTGTTCCAATGCTGATTTACATCCAATGTAAATCGAATGTAAATCGGTGCGCATGAGTCTTTCAAATTCTTTGCATGCCCGATCCCATCGTTCGGTATTGTTTTCTATGACATCGTATGAGTGATCAATCACATGGTCGAACGTGTCATACCCCATGTTCCTTAATTGTGCTATGCTACCTCGAGCTCCGAATATCATGAACAGCTGGCAGTTCTTGATGGGTTTGAATGTTTTTTCGGTGAGGAAAACTCCTCCACTTTGATCCGCATCCAGGTGAGTTTCCAGCACGACATTGAGATAACTATCTTCGAAATGTTCGACCACCGTGGTGGCATACAGATTATGCTCCTGTGATGATAATTCGTCTGCTCGAAATGGGCAATGCTGTAAAAATTCGTAGGTATTGGCACGCAGATTATCAAATCTATCTATTTCGATGGGGTTATCAGTCTCTTTGTCTTCCACTGAAAGATAGTGATTATAAGAAAAAAATCCATGATTGTGTAATCCCAATGCCCAGATTCTGGCCATGGTAGTAGCCCGCCACCACTTGTGAGTCCTTACCAATGCTGTGTATTTGTGACTCCTTGGGCGATCATGGAATTTGATAGGGCAATTGGTATTGCGTAGACGATACAAACATTCATCGTCAACAAAATAATGGAATCCAGACAATTGATCAGCGGCGGAATTGGCGCTGGTGAATTGTATCAGACCGAGATCTATGTCGTATTTTTGAAATTGTGCATGTAGATGATCCCGTATGCGTCCAGGATGATCACCTTCGCTGTAAAAAAACCAAAGTGTGATATTTCTTGATCTTAGTTTTTCTCTGATCATAACAGGCAACAGCACAAACCAATCAATATTAAAATCGAAAAAACTCAAACTTATGGGGTATAGAGTGGATCTGTCAGATTGGGTCCAATCAACTATTTGATATGGTATATTTTCTTGATCGAGATATTCAAAAAAATGCACAGGCTCGCTGTAAGGCCAGTTGGTGCTGAATTTGCGCCAATCTGAGGTATAAGGTCTGGCATTCCATGTAGCAACATTGGGATATGGTTTGCCATCGACGCTTTTATCTACACAAAACTTTACCATTGGTCGATCACATCTGATAATTCTTGCCAAAGGAGATGTTCGAACTGTTGGCTGTAGAACCAATTAAAATTATGCTCTACTATAGGAGCCAAGTGTTTTTGTAGAGTCACTTTTTCTTTAACGGAAAGATTGTTGATGTCATTGAGTAGTTTTCCTATACGCATGATTCTGGTGTTATCATCATAATCATCATAGTCTTCGTTCCAGAATTCTCCAAAAGTTTTAAATCCATATGATCGGATATAATCTAAACTACCTCGACAGGATACTAACACAAATGGTTGTTGCATCACTATAGATTTGAATGTTTTTTCGGTAAGATGCGATCTACGACCAGAATACACTGTTTCTGTGACCACCTGTAATAAACTTAGATCGGCAAACGACCACATGTCTATCTTGTGACTGTTGCCAGCATAGTCAGATCCTTGATCGATGATTAGAGGAAGATCGATAGATCCTAACGCTATGTCATATTCTCGGCAAAGTTCTGCCACGGTTTTATTTTCGTAAGGACAGCGTTCTGGAAAACTTACAAAATTGTCTGCTATTAGATCTCTATCTACCAACTCTGACAATAATTCTAGACGGTGCTTACGTTGACCGCCGATGATATTGTTAGGACACAAGAATGTATGTTTAATTTTGCGATTCTGGAAAGGAATTGATAGTAAAGATCGATCATAGCCTCTATACCAATCCAGCGAAGCCCAAGCATGGAAAAAATAATATTGTGATTTTACACCGTAGGTATTTTCTATCCAATCAATGTTTTCGCTATCTCTCTCTGAATGGACGATAATTACTTCGTCGGGTCCGCGATCATCACCATAGCATTCACGGAATCGGGGCAATACATTAGCCACACGATCACGATGTAATGGTTCTTGATCCCAAAATAAAATCCTGGTCGCTGGTTCGGTGATGTCGGGCATACTGCAAATATTTTCAAACGCAGTAGTCCCAAATGGTTCAAACCAATGTATGCTGGCCGTTTTGTCTTTTATTTTTTGTAGGAATATGTTATAATAAATTTCATCTATTCTAATCATGTTTGACGTTTTTTATCTAAATAATCCTACCTATTTGTTCCCACATGAACGGAAAGCAGAATCTGTTGATCATGCTATTGAACTCAGTCGCACGAGATACTTATGGATAGTAGACGGTCTGAACGACTATTCTCGATTTGATTGGTCATGGGAACCTGTGCCATGGGAATCTGCACAAACTCATGTATGGCCTAGCCAGCATCAGGAAAATGGTGGAACGTATCTTATACCCAAAACCAGTATGCGAGATGTCAACCGAACTCATGACATAATCCAACGCATAGGCAGCTATCCAAGGATAGGTATAGATCATGGAGATGGTCTGCTGATCCCGTGTCGAGAAAAGACTCGATATATTTCAGACTATTTTGGCACACTCAGGCGCATACTCGGCAAATGCCAACATCAATATGTGTGGATAGTGTCCAGTGTGTGTGATTACAGCAGGTTTGATTTTACCTGGCATCCGTCAGAATGGCAGCAGGACATGTTGCACGTATGGGCCAGCGATGATCAGAAGTTTGGGGATACTTTTCTGGTGCATGTTCCCAGTTTCCTTGAGAAATCCAAGGAACTGGCTTTGCTGGAATGGTTTGATACCATACACTTCGTAGAAGGCCAATCAGTACCTCGGCGTCCTGTGCCTGTGTGCCGACACGAGCATGACAGCCAAGTGCCCGCTGTGTGGGCATACGATTTCCAGGCACCGGTGGTGCAGTTTGTGCGGCACGATGCTGTTGAAGATGTGCCCGCCATGAATCTCTGGAGAGAAAAGGTCAAGACTGTCATTCCACTCACACCTGGAGCCAGTTCTGTGCTGGTCCCTAGAGAGGCCAAAAATCATCTCAAAACACAGTTATATGATTATCCCTACATAGATAAAACACACAAAAACAAAAACAATGACAGACCCCTTGATATCGTTTTTATTTCCAACGGTGAACCCAATGCTGATCAAAATTGGCAGACTTTGATTTATGCCCTGCAAAGAGGGCATGACAATAGAGCAGTGCGTAGCGATGGTGTCAACGGCCGTGCGGCAGCCTATCATGCGGCAGCTCAAGCATCCAACACTGATTGGTTTTTCGCTGTGTTCGCGAAGTTAGAAGTGGTCAACGATTTTGATTGGTCTTGGCAACCAGATCGCATGCAGGCCGCTAAACATTACATTTTCCATGCTTTCAACCCTATCACAGGATTGACCTATGGACATCAAGCCATGATCGCTTACAACAAAAGATTGGTTTTGGCCAATGCCGGTCGAGGACTGGATTTCACACTGGATGACGAACATGAAGTGGTGCCCGTAGTGTCGGGCACAGCCCGATATGCTTACACTGCTTGGTCAGCATGGCGCACTGCCTTCCGCGAGTGCGTTAAATTGCGTGGTCAGACAGATGTAGAAAGTCAATACAGGCTGAAGAAATGGCTCACAGCAGGTGCAGGAAATCCCAATGGACAATGGTCAATCTGGGGAGCCGAGGATGCTGTGGCTTACTATGATGAAGTCAACGGTGACTTTGATGCGTTGAAGAAAAGTTATGAGTGGTCTTGGCTGGCCAGTTATGCCTTGCTCAGGCGCAATCTGTCACCTGATCAATGACATACTCAACTTCAAGATCAGTGAGTTCAGGATACAACGGCAGGCTCAATACACGTCGACTCAAAGCACTAGCACAACTCAAGATATCGGGCCCTTGATACGCACGGAACAAGCCAATTTCATGCAAGGGCTGGACATAGTGTATCTTGGTCTCTATCTTGCGTATGGCTAGATTTTTTTGCAGGATGTCTCTATTGTTGATGTCAATCACGAACTTATGATAAGCATGGTCATGTTCGTTGTCTTGATCTATCAAGCAACGGATATCAGTATTCTTTAGACGTTCTCTCCAATATCCTGCTATCTTAGACCTACGGATCTGCCACGTGTCGATATGTCGTGCTTTGACCATCATATGGGCACAGTCAATCTCGCTCATACGGCTGTTGGTTCCTGTGTCGTTGTTGGTGGATTTACCGTTGTCTCTCCAGGCTCTGACCCAGTGCAGGAGATCTGAATCATTGGTGATCACTGCACCCCCGTTGCCATAGCAAGGTAAGTTCTTCATGGGATCAAATGACAAGGCAGATGCTCTACCAATACGAGTGCAATCAGCGGCCAACCAGTGTTGTGCCGCATCTTCAATCACGATCTTGTCGTTCAGCGTCCATTGCCGCCAGGTGGATATGTCACCCATGTGGCTCACTGAGGCGCCATACAGCCCTACCAACACAACGGCCTGATAACTAATATCCGTAGGTATTTTTTTGACGTCAATGATACCATGATGATCGGTGTCAATAAACACAACATCCCATCCTGCACGTATAAAAGCGTTGGCCGTGGCCGCATAGGTCAGGCTGGGAATCAACACAGTGGGAGGATTGGGCACAGCAGAGTTTTTGGCGTAGAATTCCGCGATGGCTTCCAGGGCCGATGTGCCAGAGTGGACACATATGGCATATTTTACATGATTGCGTTTGGCCAACCAAGACTCAAATTCGGCAGTGAAATTGCCATTCATGAGTTGGCCACTGCGCAACACTTCGTCTGTGGCGTCTAGTATCTCCTGGCGGAGATTGTTATACTGTTTTCGGAGACCAGTAAAGGGAACTGTTAAGCCACTCATAGTATTTCTGGAAACCTTCTTCGATATCTACCTTGGGATCATACCCGAAATCTCGTCGTGCGGCATCGATGTTGAGCGCACCTCTGCTGGGGAAATCGGCATCTTTGTCACGCACTTCTACCGAACCTTTCCCTACTATCCGCACAGCTAAGTTAGCCGCGTCCAGCAGGCTCCATGAATGGCTCTTGGTAATGTTATAGGTTTGATTATTGGCTGTGGTGCTCAAGGCCGCCGCAACTATACCGTCGGCGGCATCACCCACATAAGTGAAATCGAGAGTTTCGGTGGCACCATTGACTTTGAGTGTGCCGCCACGCATGGCTGTCAACAGAAACTTTGAAATAACACGATCTTCAACATCGAGTTCTCCGTATACAGCGGAAGGACGAATAATGACATGATCAAAAAAACCACGCCTACTATAATCTCGGACAAGCCATTCTCCTGCAAGTTTCATGATGCCGTACTGCCCTTGTGGACGGCATTCAGCATCTTCTGTGACATCGTCAGTGAAGTCTCCATAGACCATACTGCTACTAATATATATGAATTTGCACACATGATTATTCTTTGCGGCTTCTAGCAAATTGAGCAAGCCCTCGCTCATGGCACGTGATCCTATCATGGGGTTGACATTGACCACTTTCTGCCGGGGAAAACTGGCCATGTGTATCACAGTATCGGGTTGATAGTGTTTGACGAGCCAGTCGATTCCAGCCTGATCTGCGATATCTATGCGATGTGTGCGCAGATTCATCTCTGGAATCTTAGCACGCCGCTCGGCCATGAGATAATCTAGTTCATCCTGTGGAACCAACCCGTAGTTGGTTTGTGTATCTGTTACAGATACCTCGTGTCCTGCATCAATGAGGCGGCGAACAACATTGTGTCCAATGAGTCCCAAACCTCCAGTGACTAAAATTTTTCGCATTATAATAAACTTTCGCTGATAAAATTAGTTATTTGTGCCATTTGAAGAAATATTCAGTTTCGTGTTTTTTTTCTATCTAGAGTATTATGTATTTGTTGTTTCACCATGTGTTCCTTATTTTGATAAATTGCCTCGATTAGACGATAGTTTTGTTGGAATCTATCTTGACAATCAAACCAAGCAGAAATAGCAACACCTTTGTCCTCGAGCATTTTTCGATTATCCGTGATAGCTTTTGTCATTCTGACATAAGGATCAACGATCTCATCATAAGAATGATCGATAATGTCGTCAAACATATCAAATCCCAAAGATCTTAGGTGAGCAACAGTTCTGTGCATGCCAATTATGATAGGAAAATTGCTGCCATATACAGTGTTAAGATATTTTTCCGTAATTATTCCAGTTTGGTTTATAAAAACAGTTTCTGTCACCACTTCGATTGCGCTATGTTGGTAGAAAACGTTCTTGAGAGATTGATTAAAATTTTCTTTTAGGTTCATCCCCACTTCTGCAGATTTGTTATCCCTGTGCAGATACTTTTTTGCATCATATCCTTCTGAGTTTTTAACTTTTAAAAATCCTTTTTCCATGACAGGATAGAATTTTCTAGAGATACTATTCAGATAAGGATATTTGTTATATTTTAGATATGACTTGAATGATTTCCAAGATTCGTGCCTGATAATCCACGATGGGTCAAATCTTTGATAACCGTGTTTTATATCTAGTCCTAAAAGTATTAGATGACAAATGCTTCTGTGAACTCTTAGATTATTAGATAATGAAACCCAATGCCAATTTTTAGAAAATTCTTTTTCCATTACAGGACTAATCCCAGAATAGTCAGTATCTGGATGTAGCATGAAATCATTTCCCCAATGTATAACAATTAAATTTTTCTCATCTGTAAAAAATTCTTCTAGAAAAGGGCAGACAGTCATGAGATAAAAAGTTTTTGTTGGATATTGGCGGACTTTAATTTTCAGACAGTCAATCATTGATTGAGGACGGCAGTCGGGTGGGGTCAGAAGGTATTCGTCATCTCCCCAATGGTCGGTTGTCAATATTACGATATTTGACTGCTGTATATTAAAATCTCTATCAAAACTAACAGTGACCATTACATCCTGATCAAAAAGGTCGTTGATGTATGGAAGAATAAATGAAAAATGTTTTATCAACTCCATCGCAGATAATACTCCGTTGCTTTGATATCCTCCAGTTTCCCTTGGATGGTGATTTTATGCCCAAAGGTCGTTGGGTCGGCACTGGTATAATACTTAAGGTCGGAAGCGTTGTCCATGACCCATTTTCCCTTGTCAGTCTGTTGCCATTCGTAAATGGGTTGGGCCACATAGATATCTAAATCATCTACATCGCCCATGGTAAAAGAATGGAATATGACCTTCACAGTCACAGTATAACAGGTATATTAGGATTGTGCAACCAGATCTGTGGCCATAGGAAATACTTTGGCTATGACCTCGGCGCAGGCACGAGCCACTTCCATGTGTTCTTTTTGTGTGCCATTACCACTGCGCAGTTCGATGAAGTGTATCCATGAACGCAAGGTGCCGTTCATGTAGAGCCTACTTTCGATCAAACCTTCTGGCAACACAGCACGGGCCTGTTCTTTGGCTATGCCATTAGCGATAGCCCACTCATATTCTCGCTTGGCGGCATAGATAACTCGTTGTTGGGCACGTTCCCATTCGATCTGTAACATTGGATCATCCACGGCGATGCTGTTTTGGCGATTGGCAGTGTCTTGAAGCCGTGCTTCTCTACATACGAACGAGAGGTCTCGAGTAGGGTCAGCATATCGCTGACTGAACTCTTGGAATGAGAATGATCTATGTCTAAGTATCTGTCTGGCGATGTCTCTGGTTGTGGTAATTTCGCAACAGGCTGAGACCATTTCCAGTGGACTCCAGTGTTGATGTCGGACCAAGTATCTGATGAGCTTTTCTGATGATTCAGTGTTGAGTTGGTTGGCGGGATTGCTGACACGGGCGCAATACGCAATGAGTTCTTGCGCATCTTGGATGCCCATGTGTCTAAATTCACCTGTGGGTTGACTGTAGGATACCAAACGAACATTCATAGTTTTCCTAGGATTTTGTCAGTGAGTGGTTGCACATGACGGGCCACTGTGTTTACATCGATAACAAAATCGATATTTACTATCTGGTTGCCCAGTTCATTCATGGTGCGTGCCATCACAGATTCAATCTCTTCGATATCCAGCCCATTACGGCGCAGGATTTCTAGATTGATAGATTTCTGTCGATTACCCTTGAGTTTGATTGTGACTTTTTTGACACAATCGATAGGGATGTGATCTTTGTCTACTGACGAGATCACTTCTTCCCATTTTTCTACGTCATCAACTTTGAGCCGCATCCGCTACCTTTGATTTAGTTGTTTTTTTAGGTTTAGCGGGTTTGGTAGGAGCGCCGGTCATGGTGGCCGCTTCCTCCATCAATCTGGCACTCTCGGCCAATAGACTCTTGGCTTCGGCAGACATGCGCTCGGCTTGTTGTCGGAGATTTGTAGCCAGTGCGTCGTCTGTCAACACTTGATTACTGCCTGCGAGATTGGTCCTGGCAGCAGGTGGTGAACGCAGTTCACGTCCTAGACCGTCACGGACCTTGGCTTTGCCGGAAATTCCGGCATTGGCATCCAGTTCGGCCAACTTATCTACGGCCTGTTTGCCTTCTTTCATCTGGCGAAGGATGTCGTTGAGTTCGCTGAGTTTGCATGAAGCAGTGGGTGTAGGGGTCACGATCACTGTTTCGGTCTGTATCTTTTTCAACATGCCTTCTGAATGCAAAGCCACTAGCATGGGACGACCATCCGGGAACATCTGTCTGTGGACAGCATCGGCTAGATTGTCGCTCTGCTGTGCTTCGGGTGTTTCGATGGCTTTCATCAGCGCATCATGCATGTGAGTTGGAAGAACGTCGGGATATACGACCAAACACATATGGTCCTCACCTGGCACTTCTCTGAATATAATGGCTACCCTGCGATCGCCTTGTTTACCTACGTGTTTAATGAACATTGTCATTCTCCTTTTGTTTCTTCGTTGGGTGTCTCTGTTTCTGCTGGTGCAGTCATTTGTGCCAACCAAGCACTCAATCGATCATAGCATTGACCTATCTGGCTCATTTCATCGGCACGGAAACAACCGCGTTCACAGGCCACTTGCACTATGCTTTGAAGCATGATCAAGTCTGACACTGATAGATTCTGGGGTTGGTTCTCCATACATCTATTTACGAGCGAAAAAGAAATCTACGTAGTTTATGCCACAAAAAAACCGCCTTAGCGGCGGTTGCAGAGTAGTTTTTGTTTCAGTTTTACCTTTTTGATCTTGATCTCACGGTTTTTTAGACTCTCGTGCTACCAAGGCCTTCATTAGTAGGAATTTCTCGTGTAATTCCTTCAAACCCGGGTGATCTTTCATGAGTTTCTCTAGTTCGTGTTCTTCGGCCATTTTTTCTCTGCCCCAACTCAAGATTTGCTCGGCTTCTGGAGACAGTCCTACTGTAGCACCAGAGCCAAAACTCAACCAGTTGTTTCCGTCATACACTTCCAGTTGATTGCTTTGGGTATTATATCTCAACATGCCTGCACTCTGCTGATTGCCCACATACACTGAACTGGGACTGGTATTGGTATAAAGCCAATCTGATCGTGAGTGCAAGTTAGTGATCATGTCTGCTTCATTGCCTCCAGCGGGTTTCTCTGATCTCGCGAATGATCTTGGGGATAGATCGAATGATTGGTTCACCGATCCACCAACCCATCCAGAAGCCACAGGCGAAGTATATGAATTCACTGAAGGTCACTGTTGCTCCTCATACAGTGCCCATACACCAAAGGGTGGGTTTGGATTTTTGTCTCCGTGGATGATCCACACTGTGTCGCAGTAGTTTTCATCGCCCCAACTTCCAAACGGATAACCGTCTGTGAACACCACCAGGCGCTTGGGTTCGATCTCGTTTTCTTTCAAGTGCTGGAATATAGCATCAAAGTCGGTGCCACCACCACCTTGCAAATCATAGTCTGTGATATCTTCGAGATTGTCGGAATTATAGTTCTGCGGATTGTATGGTTGGGTATCAAACGTGAACAAATGGATGCGATAGGAATCGAAACTTTCCATGATGCCCTTGACTTCGCTGAGGAAGTCCTTGCCTTGCGCATCTGAGATTGAACCGCTCATGTCAATGGCCACTGCGATATCGATAGCGTCAGTGTTCCGCATGCCCGGCATCACAGCATCCATGTGCCAACCACGTCGGCTGGCCTTCATCCAAGTGTAATCACTCTTGATAGTGCTCTCGAGTTGCATACGGAGCAGTTCGCGCCAGTTCATCTTGGGATCGGTTAAATCCTGGATCATGCGTTTGACACCGGCCGGGATGTTGCCTGCATCCGATGCTTGGGCGGCCGCCAGCATGGCTTCTTTGATCTCGTCACGGATCTTGGCACGCTCTTCGGCACTCAGTTTGGGGCGACCTTTGCCCTTGCCTTCTTTGTCGCCATCGGACCCGCTATCGCCATTTTCGTCGCCATCCATGTGCTCATCCAGCAATTTGTCGATGAGGTCATTGATGTTGATTTTTTCAGCGTTCTCGTAGAGATAGTCATAGATCTCTTCAGAACTCTTGCCTTCAAACTTGGCATCATACAAGCAAGGCACTGAAGTGATGAACTCGCCCACGCGATGCTTCTTCAAATCTGCGTTGACACAGAAGTCATTGGCGATATTGAATAACTGTGGATCACGATCGCCACGGCGACCAAAGTGATCATACACACAATGCAAGACCTCGTGCCCAAACAAAAACTCGATCTCTTTGGGTTTGAGTAGTTTGATGAATCGGCTGTTATAATAAAAATGGCGCCCGTCCGTGGCGGCAGTGGGACACCACTCATCGGCATTGACCAACTTCAAACGAGTGGCCAGATTGCCAAAGAATGAAGCACGGAGCAGGAGTCCCACACGGGCAGTGACCAGCATCTCGCGCACTTCGCGATCTAGTTTGGGATCCATGGGGCCCAGGAGATTTTCAAACTTTTTAGCGTCGTCTTTGTTTTGGGTGGTAGTTTGTGCTGTAGACATAGGGTGCTCCTTCACTGTATTCTATTATTATACATAAAATGGAATTATTGGTCAACCGGGTATTTCAGCGTGAACAGCGTGAGTTCTTGCTGGCTTTTCACGTATATACGCAGATCTTCGTAGCCATTGGTCCATGACCACATGGGGTTCACGCATTCGGGCATGATTCCCACGGGCGGGGGTTTGATATAGTTCCACACATTGTGATGATACTCTCGGATGTCAGCCCACTGGCGTATCTCGGCACTCCAGCCATAGATATCAAAGAAATATTTCTGTGCTTCGGCAAACTGCATGGGACCTTGGCTGTTGCTCATGCGACCAGAAAAAATCACAGCATACTCGAAGTATTTTCTGTAACTCCAACGACCATCCAGTTTGACTATCTTGTATCTCATCGTTGACCCTCACGGGTGGTTGGGAGAAAAGATGGGTTGGATCCGACATAGCCCTATGTCTCGTTTCCGAAAGTGGATCCAACCCTGAACCGTTTAGGAATTCTGGCTTGCGCTGAGAATATACTTGCCATACCGCTGATGGAACTCGTCGAAGTTCTTGAGCTTGGTAGGTTGGAACGGAAGATTGTATGTGGTGAGCGCGATACGAGCACCCATCACAACCAGTTCAGTCTCGAAATTGTCCATCATGTAGCGGAAGAAGTTGTCAGACATGGCATGGAACTCTGAATCCTTGACCTTGCGCTCGATAGCACCTTTGAGTTCATAGCACATGGAGATCACCAGGCTATACATGGCCGATACTTCTTTGACCTTGAGTTCTTTTTCCTTGCCTGACAAGATGTCTTCAGGCCGGGGCATCTTAGATGCGATTTTGCGATGCGCCATGAACTTCACTGCCAAGCCTTCACCCACAGCACCTGCGATGAGATCAGTGTAAGTGGTCTCGTCCACATCTTCGTCTGCCAAGAGTTCGCTCACAAAGGTCCACGAGCGTGGAGTAGCAAACGAGCGTGACGCAGATTTTGCATCAAAGTCGTAGAGGTCTTGCTTGGCAAAACTCAAGTAACCTACCACATCTTTGTGGATGCTGTTATTGACAGCCCACTCTTGCCACACAGGAAAGTCAACTCGCATCTCTAAGTGGACGAAGCGATTGGCCAACGGAGTAGGCATGCGATAGGTCACACCTTTGTCTGATTCGCGATTGCCCGCGGCTACCAGCACTACATTGTCTGGCAGGATATACTTGCCCACACGGCGGTTGAGCACCAACTGGTAAGCGGCCGCTTGCACAGCCGGAGCCGCAGAATTCATCTCATCCAAGAACAATACCACTACCGGATACTGGCTGGCGGTTTCTGCATCGGGCAAGTCAATGGGGGGTGCCCAATCCATCTTGCCTACTTCTTTGTTATAAAACGGAATACCACGGATATCGGTTGGATCCATCTGGCCCAAGCGAAGGTCGATCATCAAACCGCCCAATTCGCGGGTGATGTCTGCTACCACTTCTGACTTGCCGATTCCGGGGGGACCCCACAGGAACAGGGGACGCTTCTTGTCGAAGCACTTCTTGATCGATTTGCGGGCACCAACCGCGGTAACGGTGCGATGTTCAACTGACATAGGGCTTACTCCTTCTTGTTTACGATTTTATAATTGTATGCTGAATTGATTTTTCAGTCAACTCAAGAGAACTCATAAAACTTTACTGTGGGATCTAGACGACGTAGTTCTTGTGCCGCGGCCGTGAGTTGACGATAACGAGTTTGAACTTGACTGCGAGGCAATTCTCCGTCGCAGGTGAGATTTTCTGGGGAAAGATCACCGTCGATCATGTCGGCGATGCGTTGATTATCTTGGCCAATGACCAATGGCCGGCCGCCAAAAATAGCGTTCCATTGATTCTTTTGATCTACATAGGCTTTGAGTGATTTCACAGTAGGGCTCCTGTAATGTTTACTATACCTATATTGTAGCAAAATGGCTATTTCTGGTCAATCTAAATGATTGTTGTAAAAATACAACAAAACCCTGCTTGTAGCAGGGTGGTCAGTGATCACTTACCTAACCATCTAGGTTTAGTCCGGCAGACAAGTAGCCCATTTTCCCAGATAGTATCTTTGGTTTTAAACCGTCGATGGATAATTCTGTCTGCCAGGTCTATGCCGTCTTTCCAGACTTTAAAATATGGAGACTTATGGAACTCCCAATCCCAGCCATATCCACGCGGAGATTGATGGTTTCCGTTTCGATATTGTGAATTTATGTCATCATGATCCCAGTAAGGAAGTTCGGAAGCATGAGGATCCAGGTGACCATAATATTTAGGATAAATCAAAGGAATCACTTGAGTTTTTTTCTGTATTGATTGTTTATCATTTTCGGTTATATCTACTTTGTCTAGATGGTGCCTCCAATAATTTTTAACAACATGGCATTGTTTTATGACCAATTCCGGCAGATCTGCTGACCAATAAAAAGGTTCCGGTATCATATGATCAGCCCGATTGTGCATCGAGTGTAATGTATCATTTTGCGAAAAATACCAAATTTTACCTCCATTTCTGACCCAAACTTTGGGCTTGTCTACGCCAACAATCACCGCGGTAGAAGGATCATTCCATTCTTCGAATTCTTCAGTGGTGCATGCTCTATGAGCAGTTATATCGATACAATTAAATCTAGGAGCATCGATGTCAAATATCCAACCAGGATCAGACCCTAACACCGAAATGGTAGGACTGAAATCATTGACAATTACTTTGAAGTTTGCACCTTTTTTGACAAGATCCTCGACGAACGGTTTGGCTATTAGATTTTTTTCTACGTTGGCAATTGAAAGCCACGGATCTGTGCCAGGTGCATGCCACTCGTTCATAGTGACTATATCAAGTTTGATGTTGTTATCAACGAAAGTCCTTAGTATGTTGAGGCTGTCGGCGCCACCGCTGTATCGCAAAATAAGAGTCTTGTATTTTTCTCTCAGTTGTTGGGCTCTTTTTAGATACAGTTCATCCAGTGTTTCTTTTGGCTCCACTGACCAGTCATGTTGATCATACCACTCATCATTGTAATGATAACTGACATCATCAAATCCGAGTCCCTGGTGTTGTGCCGCCAGTATAGCCTTGACTTTGTTGTCAAAGCATTCTCCGTTGACTCTCCAGTATCCGCGATTTTTACTCAGGGTCATTTCTTGATAAGATCTTGATTTTTCTGTGCCACTTGAATGATTTCATCCAGCGTGATGTAGTTACCCATGGGCCAGTATTTTTTCTTTATGGCTTCGATTTCTGGATCTTTGAGAGCCTCCAACAAAGCGACTTTGAGAGCACGATGCTCGACTGTGTCGCCCGGGGTCATGGCCAAGAAAGCACCGCCCGGTAGGATAGGAACTCCAAATTTCTCATTGATTGATGGGATCTTATGTCCACGATGTTCCAGGGTCTTTTTGCTTGTGACTCCAAGGATCTTGATCTTTTTCTCTGCCGCAAAAGTCCAAATCTGCTCAGTGGTCAAAGTAACCACGCCAACCGGCACATGACCACCGGCCACCTGTAACACAGCATCTGAGTTTGAACGGAAAGTGACCACAGGAACTTTTAGATTCTTGGTTTTCAAGAATGCCTGGGCGTTCGAACCACCGTCGGCAGCACCAACAGAAACCGATGACTTGGGCAAGGTAGGTAAAACTTTGACAAGATCATCGAGATCATTGATCCCGCTGTCAGCATTGAGCGGATGCTAAACCGCCGCCTGTGGTGATATTGTAGACCTTGCTGTTGATGTTATGACGTTCTTGCATGATCTGGCTGATTTTGCGTGCCAACACATCAGCACCGGCCCCCACTGGATTGTTGGTGATGATTTTGTATTCTGTAGTCGTGCTACCAAACCCTCCCACTATCGACTGAGCCAGCGACGGCCCAGAGATAGCGAAAAGGAATGACATCATCGCAGAAGTAACGATTTTCTTCATGATTGTATTCCTTTTTGTTTTTAGAAGCTGTGACGGATCGCTACAGCATAGGCCTTCTGATCAATTCCAGCGGCATTCAATCCAAAACTGTTGCCTAAAGTATTGGCATTAGATCCACCGCCGCCCCAGGCTGCAAATCCAGTGGTTCCTTTGTTTTGCGCATAAGAAGTCATGGCCATGAGTGTGGTGCGCTTGCTGAGTGAGTATGCTAGACCAGCGGACTGACGATCAGCACCATTGTTGCTGTTGATCTTGTCCTCTAAGCGATAGAAACCAACAGTGGCCTCCAACTTAGGATTGATCTGATAACGAGCACCCACGCTGTAAAGATCAAATTTGGTGTTTGCGGCTCCGGCACCGTTGGGGTCTTCCATCTTCCAGTAGTTGGTCAACAGAGTGAGATCTTTGGTAGCACGGATACCTACGCCTGCATAATTGTTGCGTCCTTGGCTTGTACCAGTGCTGGCATTGGTATTGTAATAACCCACAGCACCAAACACCATGCCTTTGTTGTCGTAGCGCAAGACCACTTGGTCGGCTGCGCTGGCATCCATGTCACCAGCTACGTTACCAAACATACGAGCATAGGTCGCGCTGAACCCACCAAACGTTGGCGTATCATAGCGAATTGCCTGGCTCACAAATGGACCACCTGTGTATTTGCTCAGTCCTGTTTTGGAAGTGGCCGTACCGCCGAAACTGGAACCATCCGACAGGAACACAGGATTACCACCAAAGTTGCTGTGGCGACGCGAGTCTAGGCTGGAATATGTGCTCCAGGCCGCATTGTCTTGTCGACCGATCGTCACTGTGCCAAGGTCAGTGTGTTGCAAGAACACATTGGATCCACGAGCAAACACAGCGTTAGCTGAACCAGATCCTGATGCTAGTCCTTGTGTTCCGTTTGCCACGTTGATGTCGGATTCAATTTTGACACCTACTGTCAATTTGTTATCAATTTTTTCAGTGCTTCTAAAACCAATATGGCTGGCTCCGTGGATACCACTTACTACGCCTGTGAACTGACCATTGGCCGTGCCGGAGTTACTTGCACTGACTACACCTGTGTCCAATACACCGTAGACTGTGACATTACTCTGAGCATGCACGGCACCCGCTAGAGTCGCTGCCAGGATACCTGCAATCGCTGTTTTTTTCATTGTATTTCCTTTCGAAAGTTTGATCTGTTATTACGTGCGACGATAATAACGCATTACTTACGTAAAATACAATCTGACAAGAAAATTTATCCAAAAGTAAAAAGCACGCTCTCTCTGCTGAGACCCGGCCCTACACGGCGGGTGCCATGTGCTTTTTTGACAGTATTATCGTTGATGTAGCCCGCATTGGGTGCGTAGGCTGTTTCCACTGTTTCTAGGCCCGTCACATCTACTATTTTATCTGTGCCATATTGTTCTAACAATTCTGTATTTTTTTCGCCCACATACCACTGAGTGCCCATACCGGGCTGTGCGATATCTCCGCAGTAGACCTGGAGCAATACGCGATAATTGTTGTGGTCAAAATGCCATGTGAGTTGATGACCAGGGAGATCCACGAATATGGTCTGATCCAATGGACGCAATCTATGATCAGTCAATTCGCTCACAGCGAGATTGATGTCCAGAGCCACTTCACGCAGATATGAGTAATCTGGGTTGTTGGGCAGGCTCATGAGCCTGTTGGGGCCGAGGCATTGCCACCCTGTCACAGTTTCCCGATATGATCGACGTATCTCACGATAGGTTGCAATGTCAAATACTTGTGGTAGATACCAAAGTCCTGGGCCAAGATGCAGAGCAAGTTCGGTGTGCAACATGCCTTTACTTATTAGGCATCATTTTTGTCGCGCCGGCCCCGAGGTTGGATCTTGTCTGCCAATTCGGCTTCGACAGTGGC